AACAATTTGATCAGTTATGAGATTCACCACACAGAAAGCCGCGTTGTGCCATGCGCTGTTAAATGGCGAGACACTGTCTATCATGGACGGGTTTAAGAAATTTGGCATCACTAATATCCCAAGAGAAGTATCTAGGTCAATCGAAAAACCTTTTGGGGTCTTTGTTCGAAGATTTAGCTGTCAAAAGAAGACGAGGTATGGAGGAGTATGTAATTATACTGAATACCAACTCACTCCAAAAAACAAAAAACACTCTTACATCTTTTCTGAGGAATCTAGGAGGATGCAGTATGAGGGGATTGAAAAGATGAAAGAATATGTAAACGGCCACATCAGAAAATAGGTCATTAATACTTAATTGCTTTGACCAAAAGCATTGCCTCCAATCAAGTTAAATCTAGGCACCATCGCCTTAACCTGCTGCTGCTGCTGTTGAGTTTGTGCTCTTGTGTCTCCCATTACATTTATAAGTGCTACCATGAATGATACGGTGGTATCATATATTTGTCGATCTTCATGGTCATATAGCTGCATCTCTTTCAACAGTTCAATAAAGAAGATCTTGTGGCAGTGAAATTCTATAAATGCCTGGCAAATCTCTAGCTGCTTAGTAAAGGCAAACGGATCTTTCGACGACACACCGGGAATCTTTCGGCCAGGATTAAGAGGGTGCATGGCGCAAGTGGGGGTCCATCGGATATATTCTTTGTACCCGGTAAATTCTCCAATACTCTTTTTCTTGTAGTATGAAAGATAATCATCACTGGCATCTGCCTCATACAGCGACTTACATCCATAATATATGGAGGCATATAATATTTGATCATACACGTAATCCTTCAGCTTGGGCCTGTCAAGGTACCATGCGATAGGCATACCTGTATTGTCTGGGTCTGTTTCATCTGGCTTTTCTACTATCCACGCAGATGTCTTTGATAGCTCCTTGTTTCCTTTTGTATGGGAGTGTCTGTGAGGATCGACGCCTCCTGCATATATTTCTGTATTTGCAGGTGCCCATCCATTGTCAGTCATGGTACGCCTGTTCTCTAACCCAGTTTTTGGAAGTTTTAATACCAGCCATGGCCCATTGGAATCATCTGAGAACTGTACCTTACCATCGTTACCAATTGGAACAAAACGCCCCCGGCGCATACGTGCATATTCAGGATGAGATTTAATGTAATCGATCTGATTAGCCAGATTGTCTACGTTGAAATAACACTTCTGCTGGTCAATCATGAACGCCTCTTTTTCAGTAAAGGGGTTCATCCTGATTTCTTCATTTTTCGCTTCCGGATCTTTTATCTTATCTCTGCTTTTAAGCAGGTAGTCCTTAGAGCCATCGTACTCCTCTCCATATGCTTCACGCAGCATTTCGCGCATTTCAGCACTGGCATTTTCAGAAATAGAATAGCCGTATGGGTCTATGAACCCTGGGAAACAATCCCATGCTGGAGAGAAATAGCGGTATAGACCAGATGCTGTGATAGAATTATTGAAATGATCACTCTCGTCCCATATTTCTTTGAACGCAGCACCCCCATTCTCAGCATCATTCACCGTGGATACGATAAGGGCAAACCCAACCCGTTTTATCCCCTGGCGTAGAGTCTTCCTTACGATTGGCCAGTACTTGTTGATTGGTACCTCAACCTTCCACTTACCCCCCTCATCTATTAATAGCGCAGTGATACGCCCAGAGTCATAGCTATTCAGTTCAGTAGCACGAAAATCGATTTTGGATTCCAAGCCCCGATCTAGTGAGTACAGGTCTCCCTTTCTTCGCTGGCCGACCTTCTTTTTAGGTTTCCCAAAAACAAGTGAAGTTTTCGACTCGGCATCTTCTACACGAGGCTTCAAGAACACCGGCAGTTTTAAAAATGCCGGGACCACCATTGTCTGAAAAACGACTTCCGCATCTTTCTTGGTCTTGGAAATTATACCACAGTTAGAGTTCGGGCTGAATAGCGCCTGCCATAGTAAGAAGCACGCCGCTTGTGAACTGGCCCCCTCTCGACGCTTTTTAATACGGATAATGCCATCAATATAATTTTTATTGTAACAATAATCTAGGAAGTAAAACCAACGCCGGTCAGCGTCACGGTATTCAGGCTTTGTACCATCTTCAAGATGGTAATACTGTAGATAGAAATAGTGTACTCCTGTGATATAGGTTAACCGGCCATGATTGAAAAAGTAGTAGCCATGCTGTATACGCTCTAGCTCATTTTCCAACCAGGCATTCTGTTCATTATCCAATATGGGGTTACCATCCTCCTCAAACTCTACATCTTCGAATGAATCTGGGATCTCAGTTCTATGCCACTTCTGATCTCCCATCACTTTAAGAAAGTTGGGCACCGTCTTCCTGTCTTGACACTCTGGAACTATGTAATCAACCCCATATATAGATTCTATCATATTCTGCTGGCATGTTTATGACCCATGAAATTATCCCTAAAGGTACGATTCATTACCTTATATATTTGCTCGTATACCGTGCGGCCTGATGGGGTCATTGAGTACAATACTGAGCTGCCATATTTCCCAATACGACAAAGGTACCCCTTTCGCTCCATGTCACGGACCACGTACTTGAAATACGTTGGGGATTCAATGAAGAAAAACCGCTTACAGGCCTTAATTGTAAATGCCTCAGCTTGCCCCATCAAAAGGAATGCGGACAGCCGGCGGGCACGCCACCCCATAACTTTGGCTGTATGTATCAACAGGAGTCCGGATGTTACTACGGAGGAAATGTGTCGGTACTTAGGTGGGATTGATTTCTTTACTAGTGCTTTCTTTGTTGTCATTTTGCTCTCTTATTTCTGATCATACGCTCAATAGCAGGAGCGCCCTTACGTTCTTCTTCTTTAATCTGTTCTCCATACTCCTGATTGAACGTCTTAAAGGCGCTCACCAGGCTTCCTCCCAGATCTGCCATTTTTAGCAGCCGGTCCAAGGTCTTGTCATCTTTGTCGTTGATCTTAATGTTGAGATCCATTTCTTCTAGCTGAAGAGCAATATCCTCCAGTTTTTTGTTTAGGGCAGCCATATATTTGACTGCCCCGTTGCTGCTCAGGTTTTTGGCAATCTTCTCTAAGCGGCCTACGTATTCAAGCTGCGCCTGTGTCATGCCAGTCAGGTCAGGCCCGGTACTCATCAATTATATCGTATTGGTCATTAAAACTTTCTTCACAAATAGTCGAAACTTGTCCAAACTGATCTTTTACCAGATACCAGCCAAGAGGCACAGCCCATGACCCATCATGGAAAAATTCAATCAGCGTACCTGCGGCTTCGTCGAAATGATATCTTTCACCTACATCTAACACCGGCATTCCAAAGAAGGCAAGTGCAGTTTCTTTCAATCCGTCCCATTGAACGACATCGAACGTTTCAAGTGTTTGGTTATCTGCCATGGTTAAAATTTTAAATTGTCTGCGGTTGGCTCTATCTTATCTCCAGTGCTAGGATCTTTGGAGCTGGGATACGGATTCGGTTCATTCAAACGTTTTAGGTCCATCCCCAACCACATAACACCTTCTTGAAATTTGGTGATGGCTAAAGACACTTCTCTGGAAGCCGGAAGAGTCTTTAGCCTTTGAATTATAGCATCCCCATCCTGTCTTAATTGTTTAATATCAGTAATGTGTGACATGTTTTATTTTTTATCGTTAATAATATAGTTGTAGTAGTCGTCCGCAATCTTGTACACCTGTCCATCCGCGATCTGTTGCGGCGTAGCATGAAGGTTTGCCATTTCAAGGCATGACCTGCGCAGTAATTGTGTCGATGTTAATGTCCAATCCGAAGCATTGTTCAATGGAGCCTCTATTTCCTTTAAGAATTGTCCTCTAACAGTCGGCATTTTCTCCCAGTAAGGCGTATTGTCTTGATTGCTCATTCTCTGTTTTTTATTCGCTGTCGGGGGCTGACTCGAACAGCCGGTCTTCGCTTACGCGACGCTTTGCCTGACTAAGCTACCCAACATACCTGCACACGATCCCAGGTAATTATTTTTTATTGTCCTTCTTGTTTCGTTTTGTCACGCTACTTTTAGGATCTTTATCATCTAACTCCTCGATCTCCTCTTCTGCATCCTCAGAAGTGGTCTGCTGTTCATTTAAATTTTGTAGCTCCTTTGCTGCTGCAACCACATTGGGGCCTACCAGCTGTTCCTGTGATACCGTCTTTTCTTCAGGCGTCAGTTCGTTAACGGTTTCATTCGCCTCTCGGGTAAGCTTTTCAGCCCGACCGGCTAATGCCAGGTTGTCGTTCGGATCATTGCGCAGTTTGTGCGTATCCAGGCCAGGCGCGGCGGCGATCATATCCTTTTCCTGGCGTTCCGCCTCCCGCGTGGTTACCAGCAGCTCAGTATTACCACCAGCATATTGAGACAGAGCATACTTTGTAGCCTCTGCGGCGATGTCCCATAATCTGTCGAGATCAGATACAATACTTGCCTTGAGCAGGGAATCGTAAATAGCGCCAGTAAACAACTCCGCGATGTTGTCGTACTCTGCACCACCTTTGTGTAGTAGCTCCTCAAATTGTTCTGACACCGATTTTTGAGCCGGCGGATTTGCGGTCGGGTTTTTTTCTTTTGACATGTCATTAATTTTTAAAGGTTTACAATGAATGTGAAAGTACACAAAGTATGCCTATTCTTGAACCACTTCCCAGTCCTCACGGCCGCCATACTGCTCAAAGTCAGGCGTATTTACAACCTCGCCATTTGCCTTGTGTACCTCAATGAGTCCAATGTCTTCATAAGATGACAACTTGTCTTCATAAGATGACAACTCCCAGTATCCCTTCCATTCCGGAAGTTTAATCTTTTGGCCATCTGCTAGCGCTATTAACGCTTTGTTTAAATTCATATGATTGGTTTATGATTCTGTAGTTAATGGTTCCCACGAAATGGTTGTCACCCCTTCCGAATCTGTGTTGATCTGAAAGTGATCCTGCTTTAGCTTGTTCCTTACACGCCTGGGGATCATCAATCGCCACACCATAGAACGCTTGTTTTCTTCAGGATCCGAGATGGCCTCTGCCACTCGTTTCATTATTGAATCATACATCTCCTTATCAAGTTCCGCGATAAGTGTGCAGTTTGTTTCGTATTCACGAGCTTGTTCTGCTGTCATATGTTGTTATATTTTTATGTCTTCAGTACATGTTTTCCATATACTAATAAAGTCTGATATTTGGCATCTAATCGTAAACGCATCTCCGTCCTTAAATGAAACTATTGTACATCCTTCATCCGTCACGGCTTCCCAGCACGCACGTACCTCGTTCATTTCAATAGCGCCAGCACCATCCCGCTCTTCTTCTGAAATTTCATTTTTAAGCAATACGACAAATTCGTGTATCATGGTTTTTTCTGTTTTTCCTGCCAATAAACCATCTGGTTCCAGATATCAATCCTGCGCAATAGTTGTTGTGTCGTTATCCTTGTATCATCCAGCTCAGACAGAGAGGAATACTCCGCCAGGGCAGCCTGATATTCCTCTTCCGTTTTTATCACCCCATCTATTCTTTTCGTCAAGAGCATGCGGTTACCGTTAAATATCACATCCGGATTAATCCAGAAACAAAGATGGCCTCGCTTACCGCTATAAGCCTTGGAGATAATTTTATGGGATTGCAAGTCACTCAGACCATTATGAACCGAAACCGTACTCTTGTAATTCAGGTATACCCTGGCATTTTCTGCGTTGATGTATATTTTATCTTTTTTTGGAGGCAGGTGCAGCGCTACGTACAAGAACATTTCCCATCCTGAACGCGTTAGATTCATCAGCATCGGCACGGCATCAGAGAACACTTTAAAGTAGCTCTTCGTATCCACAGGTCCTTTTATAACTGGACCGCGTCCTTTTACTACTAGAATGTCCCCATTTTCATCCGTGACAAATTTATCGGGATTATCCGAATCGCGTATCACAACCTTATTCCCTACGCGATATTGCTTCTCCGGCAACGAAGACGCCATATCATATAGAAACGGATTCTCTCGATGATATATTTTATTTTTCATTTCTTTTCCTTTTCGGGCTACTGTGGTCCGATGTCAGCCAGATACACATTACTACTATCGTGACCACGACAAATACTGCTGAGAATGCTTCCATGTTACCGCCCAAATGTACAGCCACTCAATGTCAATTCTCCCAAGCCCGAATCTATGACCTTAGCCCCTTCAGAGAAATGGATGTTTTTCACCACGACCAGGATCCTTTCATCTGGATCGCTAGAAATTACCAGGTCCTTTTGCATATAGATGTCTTCCCCGTCTATAATCAGCTGCTTAAACTGTGAAGATATTCTCATGATTTATATATTAGTCCTCTAAAAACTCAAATTCATCTGTCTGAAGAACAAGCTGTGCTTGGACACGACGCCCGTCCGGCAGATCAAACTCAATGATGGAACAGGAAATTGACAGGCAAACCATGTCTTCATTTAAATTAGACGCCAGGTCCTCAACTGCCGCATCCAGGTTAAAGTTAATGTTTGGTATATCCATTTTTGGTATTTTGTTAATCGTTACATGAGAAAGAAGTTGTAATCATGGCTCATGATGCGGGTGGATTCCTCAGGCCTTATAATGAAGGTTTGTGAGTTCGCCATAACAACCACCAGTAATTTCTCAAAGAAAGAAGTTTCTCTACCACCCGGTATCACAAGAATCTTCTTCTCTGTTATATAAGAGATCTGGCGTTCATTCAATGCTGTGCGACTAGTAACGAATATCCCATCTTTCTTAAAGACACGCCCCTCTGCCGGATCAAAATCTATTGTTCTTAGTAGTACCATCGTTTTGGTTTAAAGTATTTTTAGTTTTAAGTCTCGGATAATATGAGGCGCTAAGCCAGTACTGAAGCCTTCCGGGATAGCAATCAAACCAGAATCAGATCTCCATATGTGGAATATCACACTTACCTCCTCCCATGAAAGTATATCTCCGTCTGACAGCGTGGCAGAAGATTCGAAGTTATAGGCCCCATCCGAACGGCTTTTTAAGGTTAGAATTACAGTGTCTGACATTTATGTGTTTTGCGTAAACAAAAATACGTTTTTGGGTTAAATTATCCAAAAAATTCACTAGAGAAATTTTTGTTAACAGCAATACTAGAAAATGGGTTTTTTAGAATAGCCATCATGGCTCATCTTCAGATCATCTATAAGTATCTTATTGCCGATCAATCGCTCCTATAAAATAATGCATTTAAAACTATTCACCAAATAAATATATCAGTCCTATCTGCCGAAGGCCATTTATTATGTTATGCCAATAGCCATTATCTGACCATGACCAGAATTGCCGCTTAATATGGCTCAAATATGAATGATCAGTGTGTTTTACAGATACATACCCACAAACATAGCTTCAGCGTCTAAAAAAGGCCTTAAAATCGTTTTTAAAGACGACAATACCGCCCAACCAATTTTACCCCCTGTTCAGATGAAGAACCTCCCGTCTATTAGCGATTCATGACATAATGGCGTAATAAACAAATGACAGCGTTGACAGCAGCAGCAGCATCTTCAAGAATTTGTGTTTCATGTACATCGTTTACTCCTATTACGACTGCCAACAACCAAATAGGTAGTCCCTGTGGATAACTCATCCAAAATGCCAGGTAAGCCAAAAGCCCTCGAAAAGAAGATAACCCCAAAAACATAAAATGCGATATGGATTATATGACTGGGTTAACCCCCACGCGATCACAGCGCGCCGGGTCAGGGGGAAATGAAAAGTTTCGACCGGGTGGGTCAACTTATTCGAAACGTTTCGGTTGCTGAAGGATTGATGAGGGCAAAGCTAAGTTGAAGCGCATGACCATAACTAGTTTCTGTTGTGTCCACAATATTTGTTGCGACGCTGCCCATAGATTGTTCAAGCCGCTGTTTGACTAGGGGGAAGGCTGCTCTGAAGGCCCTGACGTTTGCATATACAGTGTTAGCCCAATGACGATTTCATATACGCGATTGTAGAAGACATCCTAGTTGACTATTATTCCATTTAACATTGCTTATGTTTGTTTCATGAATACAAATACAGTACAGATAGCCAACCATAGTCGCTACACAATCAGCCAAGATGGGACAGTTTATTCTTTCTATAAGCAGCGCGAACTGCCACCACATGATAACAGGGGATATAAAATGGTCTTTCTGAAGAACGATCAAGGCGTATCCAGGTGGCAATACATTCACAGGTTGGTTGCCTCTCACTTTATACCAAAGCCTAATACTGACAAAGAGCTTTGGGTTAATCACAGAGACGGCAACAAGGCCAACAACAGCATACACAACCTAGAATGGACGACAATATCTGAAAACCTAAAACATGCGTTCGCTACAGGACTATTAAAGAGGCTGAGGGGCGATGAATACTGGAGTTGCCGAAAGGATCAGTCAAAAAGGCGTAATTAAGCCGCCTGAGAATGAGCTGTAGCTTTCCGACACGTACATAGCTGCGGATTATCACGCCCAGAACAGCTTTAAACATCTGATGTTTGTTGGTAAGTCACTATCATTTAGATAGTATCACTATAACTGTGAGGTTTGCTTTTATGTTATGCGCAACCAAACGGCTACATAACTGAGATGGTCAACTTGGTTTACTAGTTTTCGTAGTTGTAAAATGGTGAAGCCTTTAACTAGTTGGGATTCGAGTACGGTGTGTATTGCCTGGCGGATGGGGTTTGCTTGTAGTGCGGGCTGAGTTGGTGGTGATTGCTGCTTGGTTTGAATGTGTGTTGATTATCAGTGCATTGCGAATGCAAACTGTCTGTTTTGGACAATATTCGTGTGTTTTTGTCCAAACTTACCGTATACGTTTATTACAATTGTGTGACAATAAACACCCTCTAATATTTTGCGTAAAAGAAAAACGGTTGTATCTTTGAGTTGTTGATGAGGGACAAGGAGTTAGTTCTGAAGCTCATCAACATTAGATCCTTGACATGCTGCAAAATATCTTATGTGCTTGGTAGGCCGCAAAAGAGCCTGGTAGGGTGGTGACGGCCCAGACCATACCGACACATGACTAAAGATATATGGATTTGTATAGAGTTAGGCTTTTGTGCAGACCTCAACAAGTTCACCCTCTTCATTGCCTGAGCGGTTGATTTATCACCGGGAAGTTTGGCACCTTCAGAGCGGAGCTAGGATAAAAACAACTAATCATGTCACAGTTCATTATTAAATTCTCCCATAAAGTAGAGCTGAATAATACAATTCTTAGAATTGAAGACGGATACGTAGCGGGGGAGCGTGCAAAAACCGGCTTTCGAATCTGGGCCAAGCATTTCAGATACTACTTTGAGGCAGAGGAGGCAATACAATCGCTTTCGTCAAATCAATACTGGCTGAATTGTAACCTTGAAATAGAACAGCTCGATTGATAAAAATACGGGCTAATGTCTTTTTGGCGCTACGCGCAGTAAGGATTAAAAAAAAGTAACCTATAAAATCATTCATTATGACAATTACAGACATCGCAAAAGTAGTACACAATATTCAGGTAGTTTTCTGCGCTTCAATTGGTGAAACAATTCCAGCTTGGGAAGATGCATTAGAAATAATGCAGACAGCGACAAAAATCGGAGTACGTGATCTTATCAACAACCCAAATGCAACGGGCGGTTTCAGCCACGAACAATGGATGAAGAACAAACTGGCTGAGGGTTATGTGTGGGGCGTGGTTCGTGACCACGTAAAGAAAACTCATCCATCACTCATCCCATTTGAACAACTGCCACACAATGAACAAGTAAAAGACCACCTGTTTGTTGAAACAGTAAGAAGCTTACAGGCTTTTTTAGATTAATGGCAACCAAACTGCTATTAAATAGCTAATATATGAAAGAACTGAAACATATTTACAAAGCATCTCAGTGTTGCGACATCTCTGACTGTGAATTTGCTATTGAACAGGCCACTAAGCTACTCAAGCAAGTTCAATCTAAAAACAACACGGCTCTTTATCGTAGATTAATTTCTCTAAAGAGAAGACTGGAACATTTCACTAAAAAATAGGCATTCTAAATTTAAACAAACCCCTGCTGACGGCAAAGCAGCTAAAACACCGTATAAGCTATGATTAGCAAAAAATTAGTTTTGAAATACCATGGAGATTACAAAACCCTTATTAATGCTGTAATCAATCGTGTTGGCATGGACGCAGTGCAAGACATCAATAATTACGGTATTGCCAACGGGTATAATGGTTTTATCTATACCAGTGATACCCACGCGTTTGCGATGCGTTACCGCAAACTTATTGTTAAGTTGCTGGAACAACAGGCGGATGACATGGGAGAAGACGTTGTAACAATGGTTTCAAATTTTGGAATCTTCCGTAATGACCCAATGGATAATGACGATAGAAAAGACCTGTACAAATATTTGGGCGGTGGCAAATGCGAACAATCTACAATTACTAATCTTATGGCCTGGTTTGCCGCCGAGGAAGTTTGCAGAATGTTTGATTATGAATAAAGGTTAACTGACGAGGGGTAACGCCCCGAAACCGGTGCAAACCGGTATTAACCAAAATTATATTTATGGCAGCAGAGGATTTAATAGCCGCTTTCCTGTCGGAAAGGTCTCCCTTTTCTTCTATACAAGTAACTGGTACGCGATTATCCGGAGAAGATGTATTGGTTAATATTAATCATGGAGACTACGAACGAACTGAAAACTACCCCATCTCCGTATTAGACCTTTTAGAGTTCATCTGGGATAAATCCCTACGTAACAACGAACAACCTGAAGGGATGGGAGATGGACTAGGGTAACTGATGAGGCTTTAAGAGCCTAAACAGGCCAGCACATAATCAACAAATAAAGTATAAGTAACCTATCATCTTTAAAAATATTTCACTCATGACAACCACTTCAACTTCAAAAAAAATACTCGCCAATCAAATAGACCACGCATTTGGTAAAGAAGTGTATCTGTTAGGACAAGACGAATACGGAACTAATTATTGGCTTGAAGAAGCCAGTTGGGATTGTGACTGGTACTGGGGATTTGGATATGTTGAAACATATTACAACAACAGATTGCCGAGTAAGTCGAAAGGCATTGATTCTCATCGACATATTGACACCTCTTTTATTGGCAAAATTGATGGACACAAAGAGTATGTACACAACATCTTTAATTGCCCTCTTCTTACTAAAACCACCTTTACTGAGTCGGAAGGCTGGAAATTATCTGAACTGTTCGAAACCTTCTATACACTACAATCAACAGCAAAAATATATCATATTGGCGGTTCCAACACTGCCACTAATCCACTATCCGATGTCCTTAAAAACACAGCGGCGGAGGATCAAATTAATAAAGGGCTACTCCCTCGCGTTTTCGAAGAGGTATATAAAATACTTTCTCCAAAAAAATATCACCTAACTCCCAGCTTTATATGAAAGCGTTAATACTTACACCAGGGCGTGTGGATCTAGTAACAAAACACATACACGGTTGGCGATTTGATCTTTTAGGAATAGTCCCGCTTTGTGAAGTAAAAAGCGGGATGACCTATATAGCTGGGTACACAATAGAAGAGCTATACAGTATATCAATTAGCCATCAAAACTAATTCCCCCGCCCCACTATACTACCTAACACAAAATTTTACTCATGGAATCCACATACATAGTACACTTCAACAACCAGACACGCGAATATGAAGTGTTTAAAGACGGAGAACTAGTGTTTCACTCCACCTATTTTGGCGAATTGGACTTATTTGTTTCAGAATCCATTTGGGGGAGCAATGAAAACCATATCTCGGCCGATAGCAATAACGTAGTAACAATTACTGTAATCGGGAAAAAACGCAGCACATGATTAAGACATACGTTTTCCACAAACCGCAGAAATTCGACGCTGTACAGCTCAGTAAAGAAAATCTGATGTCGGTTCAGGAATGGGCAAACGGGTACATGGGTAATAATCGTTTCTCTTTGCGGCTGAATGGCGATGGAAAGGTATGCGGGCTGTATATATATACTAACTCGTATACCCTCATCTGCTACCTGGGTGATTTCTTAGTCAGACAGCGCGATCCTGAGCGTAAAACCCCGTTCCGCGTATACAATAGCCATCAATTTGCAGAAACCTTTTGTGAACTCTCTTAAACATACACTTCATGAACAAAAAAAATCTTTTACAACTCGCAACCTATCTCTTGTCCGGAAACCTGAAAGCTGCTTTTGATATGGAAGACACCACCGAGTGGGGCAGCTGTCCAGACAATAATGAGTTGCTGTTTAAAATGAATGAAGCAACGACTTGTGGGTCTGTTGGTTGCGCACTCGGCCATGGCCCCTACGCCGGCATAGAAAAATACCAGGAGGAAAATTGGCCCAGCTATCAAGAGAGAGCCTTTGGCCTTGATAAATATGGGGGAGGATCGGAGTTTGCATGGGTATTTCATGAGTCATGGGCCCGTGTTGACAACACGCCGGAAGGTGCAGGGAAGCGGATTTTATACTTATTGAAATATGGCCTTCCTGACAATTGCGACCTCCAAAGAAACGGCCTTTATCCACTTTCTTACACCGATTTAAGTTTACCACAGTAAAAAAAGCTAAACCATGAATAGAGCTAATTTAGAAAAACTCGCGCAGTATTTATTGTCTGACAACTTGAAAGCCAAGTTCGATATGTCACGTTACACCCAAGACGGGTGGATGTCGGGGCATGATCGTACGGATTGTGGTACCGTCGGATGTGCAGCGGGCCACGGCCCATATGCCGGAATTCGCAAGAATGAATATGAGACTTGGGAAGAATACATTGAGCGCGTCTTTGACTTGGATTCTTTTTCTGTAGAAAAACGGTGGTGCTTTGGTTCACCATGGGCCTACACAGACAATACGCCAGAGGGGGCGGGCAAGCGCATTATTTACATGCTAAAGCATGGAGTCCCTGTTGATTTTAGTAAGCAGATGAGTGGTAAATCCCCTCTTTGCTATCGATAAGCGCTAATTCATTCACAAAACACTCACTGCTAAGTCATCATGAAAAGCTTAAACGAGTTGAAAGAATTCCTTAAATCGGAATTTGGCCTAACAGGCGAGATATCACCAGCGTTAGAATACCCCGCGCTAGTCATTAATTTTACTAACATCAGAATTGAAGCGTTTTCAGGTCTGGTAAATTTACTTTGTCTTAAAATCCCTTATGAGGATTTCGGAGTACATATCATAAAATTCTCCTCTTCCAAATATTCACTTATTTATCACGAAAAGATAATTGAGTAGTAAACGAATTATCACAAACAATCTTTAAACACCATTAATATGGAACTTTTAAAATTTCTCCCTTTATATGTCATGCTGACATTATGCGCTGTGGCGGTGGTTTCGGCAGTAGTCGTTCTTGTAAAGCCTTCAGGTCTGATTAAATACTTCTCACGCTTCAAATAGTTCTTATGCAGCCAGGTTCGCTTTTAGAATGTATTAAGAAAGATAAATGGAACAACGCTCACATAGGCTTTCACAATGGGGGGCCTAAATTTGGGGAGATTGTCACCCATGATGGAGACGATATGGACGGCTATATTTATATACGTGAGCATACTCATTGTCCTTGCGGATGTGACTCACCCGTAAGTTTCTGGCGGGAGTGCTTCAGAGAAATTCAGCCGCCCATGTCAATTCCTGAGTCACTATTTAATCAATCACCTGAAAAAGTCACAGTATGAAATATAAACCTTTTGACCACGAACTTTTTTCATTGGGTCATCCCGTTCAGTTTAGAAACGGACAAACCAAATTGGAGGTCTATTACTCCGCAATTAGAGCGTCCGGTAATTACCCGCCGGTAATTTCGATTGATTCATCCGGCATACATAGATTTCACATGATCGACGGACGGTTGATTCCGGAAGATAACGGTAATGGCTTCGATGTAGTCATGATGCCAAAAGAGGTTGAATACTGGGTGGCTACTGGGAAAATAATAAACGAGCAATCCTCAGTATATACTTCGCTGCCTGTAGAAAATGAGCAGGAAGCGATAGAACAATTAGTAAACGACCTTGACATCGATAACACTACGATCCAAACCCACAAAATCATTCGCTATGAATAAGAAACCTTTTGACCTACAAAAAGCTCTGACCGGGTTCCCGGTAATAACAGGGAGTGGCCTACCTGTAACACAGATCACCCTTTTTAAAGACTTGCAGGAAAGCTATTTCTCGATAGTAGGGGTTGCGGGTGGCGATTACCTATATGCCAGAGAAGACGGCACTACCGGTAACGGGTTCGAAAATAAATGGGGCAACCTATTTATGGTCGCCGAGAAAAAAGAAGTGTGGATAAATATATATTCTAAATACAGTGCAGCAAACAACGCCGCTCTTATCCAAGTGACACAGCGCCCCCATGATGATCAAGCAACTGCCAAAATACATAGAGATAAATTAGTGATCGCCGGGTTTGCTGTTCACGATACGATTCCTATAGAAATTGAAGTCTAACATTAAAATCTACTAAAATGGAAGAACAGAAGTACTACACCCCCGCTCTGGAGGATCTGAGAATAGGCTCAGAATACGACAGGCAAGACGCCATCGTAACCGACATATGGCGTCCAAATAAAGTAACCGAGTGGTCTCAACTTTTTTATGTCGTAACAGAACTGCCAAATGGAGGGATACGCGTTCCCTACCTCACCGCTGATCAGATAGAGGCTGAAGGATGGAAAGTAAATGATACTGGGTATCACTGGTTCAAAGAAAATAACGGCTTCAAGTACCAGCTTAGTATAGCGACTGAAGGCATGCAGGAACTTGAAGGTCATACCCCTCACTGCTGGGCAATTCAGCGCCATAATCCAGATCCATGGATTGTTCCATGGTTTCAGGTCTACTGCGGCACAATTCGTTGCGTCAACGACCTCCGGCTGATCAGCAAGCTTCTCGGCATCTAATAATAGATACAATCATCAAAACATGAAAAAGATAACAACCCTACTTAAATCTCTGGTGCTGTCTGCCGCCTTGTTTTGCATCAGCAATACCACCGCGTCAGCACAAACGCTTATCAAGGACACACAAGGGAACCTAAAAATGTCTGAGCGCGTAAAAGACCACACACAGGACGTTAATACAGGGAAATTCCTCATAGACTTACAGGGCAATAAATGGCCGCTGTTCCAGTCTAAAACTGGTAAGTTGTACGCGCTTCGTACATCGAAATCCGGCAAGGAATACAAACAGTATATCAACACTGATCAAATTCAGGATCCAGCCGTTAAAAAAGAAAACTAATTCACAACCACAAAAAAATAGAAACAATGAGCAAGCTTAAACCATTTGATATAGAGAAGGCGCTGAAGGGTGAACCGGTTTGTTATCGAGACGGTACCCTGGCAGAGTTAGAGCTTTTTTTGTCTAAAAACAGAATAAACGCCCATTCAACATATCCGTTATTAGCAATTGATCGTAATGGAACCCTTAATAGGTATACAAAAACAGGCCGTTTTTGGGAGAACGATCAAGCAAGTGCGGAGGATCTTTTTATGTCTCCAGTCAAGGTGAAATATTATTTTGCCAGCTGGAGGACAGGGACAGAAACGCCTTTCAGAAGACAAGCAAGTCCAATGTATCTGTCAATGGACTTGCTTGAGAGCGATTTGCATGCCGCGACATTCTTATATCACGGGTTCACTATTCACGAAATAGAAATCGAGGAATAGTATCAACTTCTTCCCTCTTAAAATCATTACACATGGATTCGCTATTACAGCGTTTACAATCCGGTGATGATGCAGCCTTTGCTGAGATATATAAACAGAGCTTTGAATATTTAGTTAACCAATCGGTGAAGATTATAAAAGACGTGGAGATTTCCGAAAACATGGTGCAAGAGCTTTTTATCACATTCTGGATTAAAAAAACGCTTCACAAACTGACACTGAAAAAGTCCTCTTTGCGAGGGTATCTGTGCCAAAGCATAAAATACAGGTGCTTCAGATTCATAAAACAATCAAAACTACTGATCACAATTGACGAAGAACATAATCTTATTGCAGAAGACGAGAACAGGCACATAAAAATACCGGCTCTCAATTTTCTGACAGGCAAACAAATGAAAGCTGTACAAGCAATGCTCACAGATGGGTTCAATAGAAATAAATATGCAGCGTTAAATGGAATATCTGTTAGTACCCTGAATGTACATATTCACACTGCTTGTAAAGCCATAAGATCAAGATATAATATTGAAGACTTCTTACAATAAGCATGTATAGGTTACACAGTTTATACGACGGCGTTATTCTTGACGCTGTATTTTTTAACTCTATAATTTAACACATAATTATCATGATGAAAGACTACCATAAATGTGTTTCAGTCTTAAAGAAAAGGGTGAAAAAGGCAAAGGAAACACTTGACAGTAAGCCTAATAGGAAGAACACAAAGAGGGTTGCAAGATACACTTGGCTAATCAAGTACTACAAGTGGAGACAACGTGAAGAAGACAAGCAGATAAAGCAATACATATTAACACTAATTAATACACCATGAGTATATACGAAAAACTTGCTCTACAAAGGCTCGATGCGGTAACGCGTAAAATCTTTGAAATTGAAGAAAAAATAAGATGGGAGTATCTTATTCACAATTATTTAAGAGACAATCGCAAGCAAATAGATAAATTAGAACATACTTTATCTATCCATAAAGGCATATATAACATTTTATACACAACCTTACTAGGTAATCATAATACAATATTATGACAAAGATAGAGATCATAGAAGAAACAGTAAATTATTACGCTGAGGACACTAACAGGCGTGGACTTGAAACAAATGGGACATGCTCATACTTCACTTCAGAAGGTAAAATGTGTGCTGTTGGAAGAGCCTTAATTCACCCGGAGGAGGTATCCTCGCTCTTGTTTGCTAGTGAATTATTGAATAATGGGGATAACTTTTTAAAACCACAATACAGAGGCCATGACCCTTACTTTTGGCAAGAACTCCAATTCCTTCATGACACTTCCATTTACTGGGATTTAAGCGGCCTTACGGAAGAAGGGGCAACCGCATTAAATCGCCTTAGAGAGAAATACGAAAATCAATAAAACCTTCTCATATATGAACAGAGAAAACTTACAAAAGCTCGCAGATTACCTGCTTTCTGATAAATTACAGGCCGATTTCAGCATGGCACAATACTATAGTTTAACTAGTGGCCCACTTAGTACGAATTGCGGTACTGTTGGATGTGCGATTGGGCATGGGCCATATGCCGGAATAGAAAAAATTCAAGGCGAAACTTGGGGTGAATATTCTGATCGTGTATTTGTAGAGTCTACAGAAGATTTCCTTTATATGTTCGGGTATTCTTGGCGCTATGTAGACAACTCTCCAACCGGAGCCGCCAAGAGGATCTTGTTTTTCTTGCAAAACGGCCTGCCGGATGACTGGGAAGAGCAAATGAATGGAGATGCGCCACTTTCTTACCTTTAAATTAACCTGACATGTTATCAACAGAACTCAAACCAGGTCAACGCCTTGTATACGCCTCCCAACTGTGGTCATTTATGTTTACACACTCAAGCGGCCTAACAGAAAAAATGATGTGCAGGATACGCGACGATGCGCGGCTAGTTTCACATTTAATGCCGGTAGATGATTACCTAAACATGTGCTTGAGTAAAGCGATTAGTGATGAAAGGCAATAAAGGGTGCCGCCGCGTGTTAAAGCGGTTATACCGAAAAAACAAGGGGTATTGCTGCTATTGTGGCATCAAAACACGGCTACCCATAAGTGGAGACCAGAAAAGCGGTAATAGGGATGATTCAGCCTCAATAGAACATGTCTATTCCAAGTTAGATATAAGACGGTATGCACAAAAAAACGATTACGAATATGTAAAGCTCTCTTGTAGAAAGTGCAATATATCCAGAGGCACATACGAATCGGCACTATTAACCACGTCTAATTTTCTAAACGGGATATGCCTTAACATATTATTGCCATTCGAATACTGGCCATTCCCAATGGAAGAATACATTTACCCATAAAAGAATCGACATGTTTAAATCGGAATATGAGCAATTTTTACTGAGTAATGTTCCGTCAAGTAGGATGGACGAGTTTATTGCTAAATTCATCGCGAAGTTGTTATATAATAACTACAAACTGCTGGGCATTGTAGGATATAGCACAACAAAGGATGTCATCTCTTTAATATCACCAGATGGGATACATATTGACCTGTGTCCCCATGAGTTAAAGAACATATCCGCCAGGCGATCTGACATTAAAACATGCTTTATAAGCAGAGATTGTAAGACGGTGTTGATACTGCCGCATGAGTATGCTGTACAATTTGAATGGGAATATATAGAACTTCTCTTTAGAAAATATTTATCTACCCTTTTAAACTCAAAACGCGATGATCTCACTAAGGAAAACATTTGACTATAGCTGTGTCGTACTGGGTGTACTGAAAACAGTAAAAGTATTCACGAAAGAGGTAGCAGTTGCTTACTTTCAATCTATTGACTCGTCAGTAATAGCAGACGAAGTTATTGTAATGAAGCACGCGAAATCTTCTAACCCGTACACAATAGAAGAGATATCCGCGTCGTTACCTACCCATACAAACATTTAATCAAACAAAACGCCGCCTGGCAGCGATATGCCGGAATGTGAACAATGCCGATGTATGATATTAACGTTGTTACGAAACACTTTACCTATCCACATGGCTGGGATACTGACAAGTCAGCAGCAAAAAGATTGGCATCTAATATTCGCCGGACCGGTGGGGATTTTGCGCAAAGACTAACGATAGAGGAAGATCCCCATGTGACAGTAGTCAATACAGTGACTAAAGAGGTGATTTACATTAAACCTTTTTGTAAAAAAGCAATTCAAAAGCGATGAACCAGACAGCACACGATCTCGCAGTTAAGTACTGCTCTGCCCTATCGGACGAAACAGCGACTAAAGCTATCGGTGATGCGTTCGTATCCGGTTTCGAAGCGGGTCAACCGAATTGGATACTGGTAACAGAACGGTTACCTGTAGACAAAGATGAGATGTATTTGTGCGTCACCGTTGACGGCAGCTGGATTATAGGAGAGTATGAAAACGCCTATACATTCAGAGATGCGTCCGGTACTTCCTGGCGCTGCAATTTCTGGTGCCCAATTGCTGACAGTCTTTTAAATTTCAAACCATGAAACTAAAGTACTGGATTCTATTCTTGCTTATGCTGATCGCAGGTGTTTGCTTGGTGGTCTGGATAGCAGGAAATCTTAAATTCTAAAACCACCGGCGGGTTCACGCAATAAATTATGATCATTATCGAAAACGTCAATAAAGAGAATCTCTTCAATGAGATGATGGAGAGGTATCCAAAAGCGACCCAGCTATTTTGTGATTGGGTAGACGACTATAAGCATAGAGTCGGATGGACTGGATTTATACCAAAAGCCAAGTTCCACGATCTGCCTGGTGAAATGCAAATCGGAATTTGGTTTGCTTTTGTGATCGAACGAGGTGCAGAAGAATGGCTTTTTGATTTGACTGAGTTTGATCTAGCAGGGGACATCTGCGCCTACTTTGGGATGCTGGAAACACAATTTATTGATGACTAAACCACCCGGGCGCGGTACGCGGTAACATGATTACAGTCGAGGATTTAATACAAATATTACAGTCTTTTCCACCAAAATCAGAAGTTCAAACCGACTTTGGTCATTTTGTAACAGGGGCAGAGGTTGATTATGATGTAGTAGTAATAAATACAAAACCATGAGTACACAGAACGACGCGCACGAAAAGCTGGTGCGGGAGATAGCGGAGACGCTGGCAAGTCATCACATTGAATGTGACCTTTCAACTTCTAAAGATGACGAAAAGTCTTTTTTTATTGATCTTGAATTGCCAGCTGCTCGCGCAATGGTCGAAAACATGGCGGCTGTATGGATGGAGTGCTGGAAACTGAACAACCCATACATAACAGACATTGAAGACGGCGTTCATTATGCCAAACAACGCGGCCTGTTTTCAGCTGATTACGATCCGGAACAACAATTCAATGATAATCCCAGTGGGCCACATGCAATGGGTCCAGGACACTAAACCGCACTGGCTACGGATACCAGCGAATAATGACGTACGAAGAAAGACTGAATAAAGTATCAAGGAGCCTACATGCATCTGGCACCTGTTATACACCTTATAGGGAAACAATTGAAAATCTTCATTGGCCAGCTGCCGCAAAAAGAGCAATTGAAATGCAGGCAGATGCGATAAGGGAGGCCTTTGAATACCTGGTTGGTGACAGGGACATAGACCCTGATACTTATCTCAAACAAAACGGGTACATCCCGGAAAAGGAGGAACAGTAATGAGTTATGAAACACACATAGACATTATAAATGCAGAGGACAATAAACGAAAGGATTGGTATCACCATACTGCAAAAGAGTTAATGTCCATTAGCAAGGGCGATCATATTGTAAGCCTTAATAAACAACATTTCTTTGAGGTAGTAGCTATATTTCACACTTACCTTGGCGCGGATAAGCATCATAAAGTGATTTACGTTAAAGAAGTGAGGTCAGACTATGTGCCTTATTCTAATTCACTGAAAATACTTTAACGATGCCACAGAAAGGACAGATAACAATCCAGGAAATCTTTAAAGACATTGCTGATATACAAAATAGGTGGATGATTTGCCATACTTCTTTTACAACAGCAGATGGAGAAGAAATACAGCGTGGGAAAATGCGTTTCATAGAAAAAGGAGAACAATATCGCCCATCTAATTATTGGAGAAGAGCATCTCCGGCAGAATATCAAGGCATGAAGTGCCATAAAGGTAATTACTACAACCACAATATATGAAAGGACATATAACAAAGCATGAGTGGACAACGGTAGCAAAAGGTAAAATAGTTCATGAGCAAAATTGCCCGCATTGTACCCATGTACGCATAAAAGAACATAACTCATGGCAGTATTTTCTAAGAGGCTATATAAGGGTAAATTATGAACCTCCATGCATCACCCGTAAAACACAAACAGATGGAAAGAAATTATAATGATTTTTTCGCTGTTATAGCTTTCCTTGCAATGCTCGCACTTTGGCATATAGCCGACAATATAAGGAAAATAAGAAAGGGAAATAAACTTTAAGCAGATGGAGACAGTACAGCAACATGAGTGGAAAAAGCTTCGTGGCGCAAAGGATTGGATCAAGTGTAAGCATTGCGTAGTGTTGTATGATCAGGTACAGGAGGTGTACCTTGAAAAAGATGGCAACTATACGGCCAAAGAACCACCATGCATCACCAGGCCCAAACAACCCGACATTGAAAAAAAAACCGGTTAGAATAAGTGCATCTGTATGCGTAAGAAATTTGCTGGCATAAAATTCAGTGCAGCTTGGGCCAGCAAATAATGGCATAAGCAACGGGCGGCGTCTTTAGCCGCTGCCCAATACTTAAATGGAGCAAATTTTGTATATATACCTCAAAAACAAAACACATGAAAAACATCGAGTTAACAGACGAGCTGAATGCTCTATTAGAAAAGACATTTGAATGCTCTAATGATGATACCATCATAGGGAACCTAAAGGTATTCATCCGAGCCGTAGAAGCTGATATTGGTATCCGACTGACACCCAAAGAGAAAAAAACGCTACTTAGTAGCTATTTTGAACAATACGAAAAGGAAATGTGCGTTTATGGGGTTTAAGCCTATCACAGAAAACAGAGAAGCAAAAAGGATGTCCTGCCATGTAGTGCTAAACAAAGACCGTGAAATAGTGGCCATCATACATGGGTTTATCACTAGAACCGGTTACCGGGTAGATGTATACGAGCGGGGCATCCTTTCTTACCAAAACAGGGTTGTATCAGAGGATCCAATAGTTGCTCTTGGGGCAACAAAGGACGTCAAGGGGGCCGAAATAGACGGAATAAAGCTATACCGAAGGGGGGTAAGAGTACAACGAGGCGACGCCACCGTAATGCGCCCATTGGAGGATAAATACTATCTGCCAGGCTTCGACCGCCTGAAAGTACGCGGATATGAAATAATCAAAGTATTATAGTCAACCAAAAAAAATATACCATGTACAGATTAATTGATTCACACGTTCAAACATCCTTGCGACACATTCGCATTACAGAGGAAACATACAATTGCTTACCATTTCACGAGAGAAGACTGTATGCACCAGAACTGCCGGACAAACGCTTTAACGACCTTGGGCATTCTGTGTTAGACAATGAGCCATATTGGCCGGAATCACCAGACGCTGACTTTTAAAATTGTAAAGTCATGACAAAACAAGAGTACGAACATGCAGAAATCACAGCATGCTATTGGAGTGACCTAACGACCCCATCTCACCTTACCATCCTACTGAATGGTATGTATAAATCATGGTGGCTTAATGAACTTCTCATTCCTATGTTTAAATGCGGATTCATTGAGGGATTCCGGGATGGCATGCTTGTCGTTCAAAAGATAGACAGTCCATCCGAAACCGAAAAAGTGGATGTGGATGCCTTCATGACCCAGAACATAGACATGGCTTTTTGCGAGGCGATTTTAAAACATTTGTAATCTTAGAAAGATGAATGCATTCAAACGTTATGACCGGTGTGGTCACTGCAATTTATATATGACTCAGCAATGTCCCCGCGAGCCGGGAGATCGAGTCAATAAGAAGTACAATTCGATAGGTGCGTCTAAGTGTGAAAAATTTGAGCGCACTAAGTTTTCAATTGAACAGGAGCAAAGGGACATCCTGGAGTATGAGAAACAACAAAAAGAAGAAATAAAGAGACGACAAGTTGAAGCAATGCTGCTTGCTGATCTATTCCGATCATTTTTTTAAACCACCGGCGGGTTCACGCAACGATAATGGGAAAGAATTCTGGATATATAGTAAAGTGTAGTAATGGACGCATAGGAAGAACCTACCACACAGAAAAAGTAGTTGATGGGAAGATTTGTGTCCACTTGTTCTCTGAAAAAATTGGGGCAACTTTAACTGCTACCACAAATGAGGATATTGAAAACGCTAAATCTCTCTCCGACACGCCAGGAGAAAAAATATTATGTGACATCTCTTCATTAACCACTATCGGCATGGCCGACTAATCAACCGGGCGCGGTACGCGATAAAATGGACACAAAGATCAAGAAAGACCGTGATTGGTCAGAATATCCAATAGGCACCAAGGCATGGGCTATAATGGGCGGTTATTGGGAAAAAGTAATCGGCCCTCCTTCTGGCTGGAAATGGTGTACCGGAGATACATTCCCCACTCCGGGTGCCGACACGACTGGGTATGTTACTTTGCCAGATCTACACGAATCGGAAGTGCGCCGGGTAGCGGAAGACATGGCAAAGGCGCAGTATGAGAAGAATTACCGGCAACTTGCCTCTTGTTTTAACTTCGATTTATTCGAAAATAACGTCCTAGACTGGACTTCTCCGTTCGTAAAGAAAGCTATATCAAGTCTGTCAGAAACCTTGACTCCATGCGCACGCGTCGCGATATCGGAGATGGCAAAGCGTGTTAAACTGGCCCTGCTGGACAATATTGATAGTGATGGGTCATGGGATAGGGATGACTTCATCAATAAATATATGGCTGAACGCGGCCTTATTCCCAATAATGATGCGGACGAAGGGGAATGGGTGCCTACTTACAATGATCCGGACAGCGGAGGTTATTAACAAACAAAACGGGTACATCCCGCAAAAGGAGGAATAATAATGAGTAATAAACGTATTGAGGCATCCATGATAAGCATAGATGGTTGTCTTTTCAGTATAGAAACTAACAATGAGCTGATTGAGGGAGCGGTATACTTTGAGCCCGACCATGGCACAACATTTACCGTTCTTAATGGAGGACAGCTTATGTCTGCGGATAACGATCCTGGATGGAGTGCTGCTCCAAAAGTGTTTCTGGAGCTTATCCAAGATTGCCCATATAAAAATAACGATGCCACAGAAGGCAAAAAGGAGGAAGAGTAATGCGTTATGTAAATAAACACCCGGTAAGTTCATTTTATGACCAGCTGATGCAATTAATGTTCTTGACGTGGGACGGTGATCTGATCAGTAAGTCAGATAGAGATCAATTAGTCAAAAAGGGACTTGCGGTGAGATTTGGGAATGGATGGAATATAATTACTGAAACAGGGGTTGCATTTCTTGAACGTAAAGACTACATACACCCATAAACGAATCAGATGCCACAGAAAGGACAGATAATAAAGCATGAGTGGGATAGCTTGTCAGGGTATGGATGGTGGTATAAATGCCCACATTGCGAATGTGTAAAGATTGCGCCTGACATCGGCCATATATCTTACGTCCCTAAAGGACATAAAGGCGCTTCTATTTCTGTAGAACCGCCATGCATCACCAGACCAAAACCAGAATAAAATGAAAAGAATTCATAACTGGCACAAAATGGTGCCAACAGCACAACAAATAAAATCAGCAAGTCGCTGGTCTAAATTATCCGCTGCTGCGCTAGAAACATCTGATATGTTCTTTAAACTAGCCAGTGAAGTGAAGGGGCCGGGATTGGTTCACGACCTAATCGAAACAATGAATCGATACTACAAAATTTCAAGGTATTGTGGCACCCGCTCAGACATGAGCTTAATCGTACAAGACAAATGAAAGTGATATTAATGGCAGCTTTCGTGGCTTTCTTATACACGTCCTGCTTTATAGAGACGTACGCCGCATGGGTGATACTTGCCGCAATCACTGGGGTTATTTTGTCATCGTTTAAATTATCTAAATGAAATATTTCAGAATAGTCATTCAAGGAATTATTGAAATGTCTTTTGCCCTAATCCTATACTGTAATTCAGGGGTCGATGACGTATTGATCCAGGCTGACGCAACATGGATTGCGTCAGCATTAGGAGCAGCTATCGGATTGAAGGCGGTGTTGTCAATACTGATTTGCGCAGATGAAAATAAATGCGTAAATTCGCCTAAAAAGGAATGAGGTACAGGCAAGATATACTTAGAAGCCGATTCCCGGAATTAGCAAAAGCGTTTGAGGAAGTACTGAACAACAATCCAGATCTTTCTAGCCGGCTAAGGTACCTTTACTATCCAGGATATCGCACATCTTCGCGTAACGACAAAACAATTACGCTTCAACGCATTCTACAGGAAGTAGAAAATGCGGGCTACAAATTTGATATCAAAGTACACCTAAATGCTGATACTATTTCTTAAATCCAAAAACCTACCATATCCAGAACGAAAGCGGCAGGCGCTTTTACGAGAAAAGTGCCTGTTTGCTTTCTGGTATGTGGTTTTTATCATCATATTTTATCTTTCGCTTTTTTCATGATTTAGCTCTGATTGATGGTTATCGGGGCGTGCTATGCGTCCCGATTTTTTTATCTCTAAAATTTAAACATGAGTACAGAATTATCTACGTTAGACCACACAAATGGAGTGAAAACATTTCAGCAAGAGGCTTTTCAGGTCATCGAAGCGTTTACTAAATTGCTTAATGAGTCCCCCAAAGAGAGCGAGTTACAACCAACTCCAGACAAGAAGGCCAAGATACTCCCCATATCGTTTATAGAAAGCCGGCTTGATGAAATATATCTTCGGCAATGGGGAACAAGAAATGTGCATATTCAAACCATTGCAAATGAAGTTCTTGTCCACCTTGAATTGTGGGTAATAGATCCTCAAACCAATAGAGAAATTACCAGGGCGGGGTTTGCCGCAATACAAATAATGGTTGACGCCGTGCCGGAGAGATTAAAGTGGAGAGATGGTGAATCTGAGCAGGAGAAGCGAGACAGAAATGCATGGTCGTTAGACATGCAAAACAAAAAGCCAAACGCTTTATATCTTGCCTTCCCCAAGGCGAAGTCTTTAGCGCTTAAAAATGCCGCTCAATCTCTAGGGATTACGTTTGGAAGAAATCTTAACAGAAAACACGAAGACACCCCTGGCGACTTTTATGGCGACTTAATTAATGATACGGCTATGCTGTCAGAAGCAAAGAGTCTAATTCAAAAAGCTTCTTCTAAGGAAGACTTTCAAACCATATGGGATTCTTATCCAGACTTAAGAGAAGTCCCGGAATTCAAGAAAGAATACTTATACTACCATCGTCAAAAAATTAAATAATGTCAAAAAACTTTGATTTTAAAGTAATTATCCTAGAGCCTGTAGCCGGTGCAAGCTTGTATCGGTGTCAAGACGAGGCTATCGTGATTGCAGGTATTTTTAATTGCAGAGTTCAATTCATCCATAACGGGCAAAAGTTCTTGGTTGAAAAGAACGGAGATGTTACCAAAAAAATGGTTTAAATATGGAGGCACCATTAGAAACGTGGGAATGGCTTTACTTACGATGTGGACGCTTTACTGCATCTGAGAACTTTAAGCTATTCACAGGGGGTCGCAGAGCGATGACTGAAGAAGAGTTAAAGGTAGAAAAAAAAGCAGGGGGGACTCGTAAGACTGTTGATACTATATTTGGTGACACCGCGATGGGGTATATACTACAAAAGGCCGCAGAGCGATTAACACTTCAAGTAAAAGAGGAATCAAACTTTGTTCAAACTACCTGGGGCAAAGAGCAAGAGTGGCTCGCCAAGGAAATGTATGAATCAAGGACAGGCTATTCTGGGGATTATTTTGGAGTAACAAATCCTAAATTCTTTGAATATGGAGAATATGCTGGGTTTTCTCCTGACTGGCTTTCACTTACAGACACTGAAAGGCGAGGTGCTGATTTCAAGTGTCCATATAACAGCTCTGAGCATATAATTAATTTGCTATTAAAGGATCAAGGCGATTTAAAAAACAAACGGTGGGAGTACTATATACAAATCCAGACAACTATGTTTATGGCCAATTTAGACAAGTTTGACTTTGTTTCTTATGATGGGCGTTTTATAGAACAAAAATATAAAATGAAAGTATTAACAGTCCTGCCAGATAAAACAATACACAATGAGTACTCAATTCGCTTAGAAGCGGCTGTTAGTGAAATGAACAAGATTATTGACAGCCTAAAATAACACTGTATGACAAGGGCCACGTTTATCAAAGAACTAGAAGCATTCACTGTTCGTAACGGCAAGAAGCCAAATGCCTTATTATGCGACAGGGAAGATAAAGAATATGAGCAATTGGAGGAGTTCTGCATTTTTGTAAACATTGACATATATGTGTGCTTCGCCATTCCATTCACAGAGCCAAAATTTATCATCATATGATCATACCGAATACACACAGCGCAGCCTATGCCATCCCTGGCATGAGGAGAGTGCCCTCTGAAAATAATAACACCAATACAGTTAAGGACATATCCTTCATTTCTCCAGATAAGATACTTGGCTGCGTGCTTCAATATTATCAAATATCTTCAGAAAAGCTTTTTAAAACCAGTCGGATTCGACCATTAGCAAAAGCAAGGCAAATATGCAGCTATTTGCTATATAACTTGGCCGGCATGAAACTAATTCAAATAGCCAAGTTTCTTAAGAAGGATCATAGTACCATTATTCACTCTAACAGAGTAGTTAAGGGACAAATACTGTGCAAGGTAGATAATGAATATAAACGGGAAGTTGAAGACATCCTATCTCTTATATATGCACGTGCTTCTACACCTCTCATTTTTAAATCATAAAAAATGATCATTACCTGTTGGCAAGACCTTGCCGAATATATAGCGACCATGAGTGTCTCTGAAAGGAGAGAGCCAATACGTATTATGGTTGATGATAAGCCAATTGTTGTGGCAAAAGAGATAGAACGGGCATGTGATGTGTTTATCAGACCAAAGGAAGAAGAGGTAAAGACCTGCGGCTATCCGAGATCAGATGTAGAGATGAATGAGTGGCCATTAAGAACAAAAAATTGGGAACGCACACTGGATAAAGGGGATATTTATATTGCAGCATACTAAAAACAGCAAAACAATGAGCAGAAATTCAGCAATTCCGATACCAATACTAAAAATAGATCAAACAACTAAAGAGATCAAAGCTACATATAACAAGATCAAAGACATACGAGAGTGTGAAGGGATTACTTACACACGACTACGCCGACTTGTTTGCTCGGGAGATGCATATAAAGGGTTCATATATAAATGCACACAGCCCATACCTGAAGGAATTTACAATTGGCTTCATAAAAAGAAGCCGGACGAATCTTCATATGTGCCTCACTGGGAATCCATGCAATTGTGGGAAGGGGATGATGGTATGTTTGATATTGATGGCTGGTTAAAATCTTGCTAATATGGCGAAATCAACACACATAGATCTTTTCGGGTCTTTGCCTTATGTGGAACCAGAATTCAGGTTTGCATGGACAGAATGGGTTGAATACCGGAAGCAGCGAGGAAGGCCATATAAAACACAGATGGGCGTAAACAAGCAGCTAAATATGTTTACACGGGCCAACCTGACTGTATCGCAAGCGATTGAGTGTATTGAACATGCCATTACAACTGAATGGGCAGCGATTTTCCCCTTAAAATTTTACAAAAATGGAGTATTATCAAGACCAACGATTGGTTCTAGCCTCACGGCAACAGACGACGCTTTCGCTAACCTCCAACGAAATATTGATCAAGCAGTGCGCTCAAGATGGGGAGAGAATAGGGTCGATTGATGAGCGGTCTATTGGCAGGGTGCTTGGAGAAACGATAAAGAAAATCACTGTAATTACAGGATTAAAGCTGGAGGATTCATCAAAAGATATGTTCGCTGTTGAATATGCTAAGTTTATGGCGGCGCATTATTCAAACCTGAACATTTCTGAAATTACCGCAGCCTTTTATATAAATGCTAATGAAGCTGGGGAGGACAAGGTTACTTATTATGGTGGCTTTTTAACGCTTGAAATCATTGGTCAAGTACTCACCAGGTATCGCATTAAGAGATCCAGGCTGGCCCAGAAAATAAACCAGCAAAACAGGCTCCCCGAACCGTCACCACCCACTAAAGAAGAGGAGGAAAAGATGAACAAAGAAATGGTTAATCAGTTTTACTTCAATTACCTGCAAGGAGAGATTGCTGAAGTGAGTAAGTTATATGCCTATTCTATATACGATTTACTTATGCACTATCGGCCCGATCTAAAGCCGCCTGCTCACGTACGAACTGAATGCTTTAACAAGGCGAAGGAGCATCGCAAAGAGGAGCTACTACGTCCTAATAAGAGTAAGCAGGATCGTGAAGCTGCCAAAGAGTTGCTGAAGGGTTATCTTGAATCGGTTATATCTCACTCTGAGGAAACAACTATCATAAATGATGGTAAAGGTCGCGCACTTTTATACATCTTTGATGGGCTTGCGAAAGACGGAATAAAGAAAATCTTCTAGCCATGCCGAAGAAATGGGGGTTTACGCTTGAAGACTTAAAAAAATCAAAGGTTGCCGCTTTGAATGCCCATTTATTTTCTGTATCAGAAAATGTTAAAAAGAGCAAATATAATAACACAAAGACAGAAGTTGATGGTATCTTATTCGACAGCGCAAAAGAGGCAACGCGATACAAAGAATTGCGACTACTGATGAAGACAGGTGTAATCGGATTGCTGAAACGTCAAGTAGAATATGAATTAAACGAGGGTGGTTCCTATTCCCTAAAATACATAGCTGATTTCGAATATATACTTCATTCAACCGGAGAGAAGGTGACAGAAGATGTTAAAGGGTTCAAAACTAAAGAATACCTTAAGAAGAAACGCCTGATGAAAAAAGTACATGGTATTTTAATTAAAGAAACGTAAATATTGACATTGACTTATGATTTTTACCACAAAAGACTTAAAAGAATTCTTGCGGCTGTCTCGTACCTTGAAACAGAACAAGGTGTTACCGTTGCTTGATTTTATCAAGCTGGAACCAGTCTCGGACACTATAGTCAGACTAACAAAAACTAACCTGCAATCTTATATTCAATTTGAAATAGAGAGCGGAGGCGCAGATGTACAGCCAGTTTTAATTGACGAAAAGAAGCTATCACTGCTTTTATCCAACACAAATGATGATGTAATTAGTATAAAGGAGAAAAAAACCACCGTGACTCTTTGCGACGATAAGACAACACTTTCCTTTCAGAAGGAAGATGTAAAATTATTCCCGCAATCGCCGGACATCGAAGACACGGCACCCATTCCCTTTTCAAGGGACGTCTTATCTTCGATTTCTATAGCAAAGTCATATATCACGGAAGTAGACATCCCGACTCAGTGGTCATACGTATTCATTGTTCCAAAGGGCGAATATTCACTATTGTATGGGGCGGAAATGAGCTGCTTTTACATGAAGAAAATAGATGAGGTGCTACCCAAGGTAGCCCTTACCAAAGAGGCTGCCACCGCAATTGGACTATTAAAATCTGCTGACTATTATTCCAAAGGCAATTATGACATTTTCAAAGGAGGTAATATTGTGATGGGGTTCATTAAGAATGAAAGCAAGCCTATACCAGTTGAACGTCTATGGAACCGCGTCGTTACAGATTCATCATTTAATGTATCAACAGCAGATATTATAGGGTTTTGCGATATGGCAACCAGCATGTCCAGCGAACTATTAGCTGCAATAAAAATCAGCGAATCCGATACTGGCTTTTTGCTAAAATACAAGTCACCTGAAGAAGGGGCTACTATCTCTTCTGATATAGCCGTAGAAAAATCCGGTACATTAGACGATTTGGAAATAGTTTCTAAAACCTTGTACAAGTGCCTGAAGCCACTACCATACGAACGAATCACCATTCGGCAGCAACGCGAGGGTAATCACGAGGGATTTGTGTTGCTCAGTCAGGATGACCCCTCATACTTTGGTATTGTAATGGGAATTACTAAACAATAAAACATAAAAACAATGAGCGAACAAACACGAATTGAGGAATTAATAAGACAAAATAAACGTTTGAATGAAGAGGTTTTCGAACTTAAAATCATAAACGACGAGCTGGAGGATGAAAATCGTGATTTATCAAACGATGTGAGCGAGCTTGAAAAATCATTTAAAATCATCAACACAAATAGAGATGGCGGAATTCTATATAAATGCTCCAATTTATTAGATTGTCAGCTTATGGAGGCTTTAGAAGAGCTGATTACTCATAAAAACAACGTGACACTCTTGCAAACACTACAAGGACTGTCAAAACTGTGTGTATAGTGGAAAAAATAATTGTGTGCATAGTGATGGGGGTTCAGTTTTTCTCTATAATTCGTGCCGCGCTGTCTTGCGTAGACATAAAGGAGCTTCGATGTAGTAACAAAGAGAAATGACGACCGGAGGAATCATCCTCTGGTTTTCGTATTTTTGCTAAAACAATCAGCATGAATAGGATTCTCATATTCCTAGTTTTTCTACTCTCCACATCCGCCATGAAAGCTCAAACCCCATTTAAAGGGGCTGATTATATCTATTGGTATCAATTGAGCGTGGGTAAAACAAACGGCGCACTCACCACACCATCTGCGTGGCTAGAGATCGGTAAAGATAGCACCAACAAAGGTATTAGACTACCCAGAGTTGTAGATACAGCCAACGTATCCGCCCCAGTGTATGGGCTTCAGGTTTACCAGATAAAGGACAACTCAGTTTACTTTCGTGATAAAACTGGCTGGAGAAGACAAATTGACGCCAATATTATCCATGAATACCTGCCTAAAGCAGATTCTATGATATACTATTATCCTTTCTGGTCTAATCCAAGAGGGTACATTTCTAATGAACTCGATCCGGTAGCTAATGCAAAAACAGTTAGGTGGCTTTCTGGAACGGGAATTACTGTAAGTAATAACACCGCACAGCCGCTATCTGGCAACCCAGTAGCGACTATTTCTGCACAAAATACAGCTGCTTTATGGAACGCCAATCAGCTCCAGTCTATTCCTATTTCAGCGACGCCACCAACAAGTGGCCAAGTCCTACAGTATGATGGCTCTCAATACATACCATCAACCCCTCCTCCTAGTGGCACTGTCAGCTCTGTGGGGCTATCCCTTCCCTCTACAGTATTTAATGTAACCGGATCTCCCGTTACATCTACAGGCACCCTCTCTGGGTCACTGAAGCCTCAATTCGCCAATCTATTTTTGGCATCTCCTCCAGGCATTTCAGGAGTCCCCACATTTAGATCACTGGACTATTCAGATTTCCCTTTAAGCGGGGTAACACCTGGAATATATGGGAACGACACAATATCACCCAAAATAACGGTAAGTGACAAAGGCATTATAACTAGTGCAGGGATTAGCAATCTTTCCGGACAATTCGTTAGAACACAAAATGTTTATGCTCAAGCGGGCGGCTTCCATATTGCGGGAACTGGACAAGCAGGCAAATTCTACACTTCAGGGGCCTCTTACCGCGCCATTCAGTCTAACTTAATAGATTCTACTCAATACGTAACGTGGGATTTTTTAAATAACAATAAGCGTGTCGCATATCTGGGCTGGGTGAAGCTGAGTAGTTCTAATCCAATGCTTTCTATTGGGACAGTAAATTATGTGGGTAGGGAATACCCAATGATACGTCTAATGGATAGCACTAGGGTGATTATTGGAGATACTACTCAATTTAGCCCTCCTGTTACAGATGATGGAATAAATACGTTACAGGTTAATGGTACTGTCAGGACAACAACGATGCCCGCCTATTCTAGTGGCGGCGTTTTACCAATTGGGCGCAATGTCACTACAGGAAGATTCGAGACCATTTCAAGCGGCGGTGGCGTTAGTTCGGTTGGACTATCAATGCCTTCTGAATTTGCAGTTAGTAGTTCTCCTGTCACTTCTGCCGGCACCCTAACAGTAACAAAAAGTAATCAAGCTCCAAATACTATATATGCAGGCCCCACTGGCGGCGGTTCAGCACAGCCCACCTTTAGGTCGCTGACAAGGAATGATATTTCAAAAGCCAATAATATAACCGCTGTAAATGATGCCGACTATAGCATAAACAGCACTGATGACATCATAATTTTTTCAAGCGTAATTACTGCCAATCGAACTATTACGCTGCCATCCGCCGGTACAAATACTGGTAGATTCCTATATATAACGGTACTAGAGATGAATCCAACATTTTCAGTGTCGCCATCTCCTTCAATACTGCTTAATAGCGGAACTATTATTACCGGATTTGGCAACAACTCATCAAGCACTATTTATAGCGATGGTTCAAACTGGAGACTACTTCATGAGTCTACACACTAACACGTTCTATCCATCCTGAGAAAAACACTTCTTGAGATGAGTCTCGCTCACAAATAGTGATATACTTAGCCCCTTGCAGTATATTAAGGGCCTTTAGCAGCTTAATTGGTTGAGGATGGGCATTTATAGCAGAAATGGTTTTAGACCCTATTTGACCATCTACATACAGTTTCTTGTAAGCTTGCTCGTCTTTCGACAAAAGATTATATGCACGTTGCAGGAATTCAGCAGCTACCCGGTAGCCCATATTCACCCCAGTATCAAAAACCTCATTGGCTATTGACTGATTTTTGACTTGGTCAAGTTTATTTGCATCCCAGAAATTCTTCTTATAAAAAGAATATACCTGTTCTTTTATCGCTTCATTCCCGGTCAAGTTGCTTGGGAAATTAGGTAGCCTTTTATATTTATCTATTATAAGCCACCCATTCCAAGTAGGGTGATATCTACGTGATATTCCTGCATATGTAACATTGCCATAATCATTAGGATGATCTGAATAACCTCCTTCATGAGCCATGGTTATATCAAATGCCTCTTTAAATTCTGCCATACAGTTCTGTTATTTTTTTCTTATCAACAGGTAGAGCGCTACGCTCAATAATAATGCTATTCCGATCCAGGTCCCAACAGCTCGCCACATCCACTGTTTCATGTCTTTTTTCGCCTCGGACAATGCTTGATCCTTTGATTTTATTTGAGAAATATATTCGTTCGCCTGGCGTGTGAGTTCGCTCAATTGATATCTGTATTGTTGTATGCTATCTGTAAGCACAGCTTCATGCGCAGTTGATCGCCTGTAGATCGTCTGGTACATCCTTAACGTATCTGTGTTACAGGGGGTGTATTGTGTGGAGAGACGCTTTAAGTCCATGGATAACTTGTCTATGTCCCTCATGTAAGACAATACCACATCGGCACAAGCTTCGCTAATGCTATCTACTCTTGATCTCGAGAAAATAAGTTGCGTTAATATGTTTTCTGAAAAAGTGGCCAAGCTATCTATCTGTTGCCTATAATCTGTGTTTCTGGCTGCCAATTTCAGGTCAGATTCCCAGTGCCCGGCGCTGTCGCTTACAGGGAACACCTTGTCGCATTTTGCGGCCAATTCAGCGGGATATTTATCAAAAAATGAATTAGCGCGACTTCGCTGTTTTTCTACGGACTTGCACCCAAAAAGAGTTGCAATAAAAAATAAAACAATCACTCTCATTATTCTGGTATTTCAACTACTAAAGTGGTATCATATCGGCTAACACCACTTTGCCTTTTATAGATTGTAATCCAAGCCTTATGATTGCCTTCTACACGCCTCTCAACATCTACCCTTTTAACAAAAAAACGTGGCCGAGAACTAACGCTATCTATCTTTCTTACAGCCTCTAAGGCAAAAGAGTCGGCCAATGGCTGGATCACATTCATTAACGCTACCGTATCCCGCTCTATTGTGTCTTCTGGTATTATTTTTACAGAGTCAAGTGGTGGCTTTTGATATAAATAAGTGCCTGTTGACGTGCTAAACGTCAAAATACAACCGATTGTCAGTATAGCCCATACCATTTTCATAATTTCGTCTTGCTGAGACTGTCGAGTTTTGGCTCAATGATTCTTTTGTTGGCATCCTCCAGGGCTTTCTGCAATAGTATTCTTATCAATGCGCTATCTCCGTCTGCGCGTCGTTGCTGTATTTTTATGGTTTCGCCTTGAAGGGTAACATTCTTCTCATTACATTCCTCCAACTTTTGTTCCAGTTCCTTGTTTTTATCGGCCATCCACTTAGCAGCATATATGAGTCCGCTAATGGTACCTGCCCATATCCACCTTCTCCACTTTCGAGGGATTGCATATCTTTTGAATTCGTTTTCCAACGCGCATGGGTTTGTGAACTATTTATCCAATCTCTTCAACCACTTTTTAACTGGAAAAACTGTCAATAAAGCTAATCCTCCAATGATAAATTCTATAAAGAACTCATCTATAAAATGACCAATAGATATAATCACAAAGAAGCGCCCTAGTCGATTAAACAAGGGCGCTTTTGTAGGAATTAGCCATGTGGCTAGACCAAAAAAGATGAAAGTGATAGCGCGGGCCTTATGCACATTGTATCCTGGAATATGGTCTTTACCAAATATATAATATTCGATTATGACAAATATGCCAATTGCTAACATCCATATAGCCAGTCTTGCCTTATCTATCATCTTTTTCTCTTCCTCCTACGATGTTTGTATCGTTTGCTTCCGGCTCATCATCCTTAGAGGCCGTCTTTTCTGAAGTCAATGGATCACCATTCTCGTCGCACAGTTCGCCAAGTTCGATTTCTTCACCGATTTGGACACCTTGCTCGACAAGGTCTGGGTTGAGATCCAGGATTTCCTGAGTAACAATTACTTTTTCTGACATATTATTGAGTTGTTTGTGGCTGAGTTGTTTCTGTTTGCTGTGAGGGGATTTTGTCCATCAGCTTATTCATATTGTCGTCCTGCTCAGTTCCCTTCTCCTTCGATCTATAATAATTACTTATTATAACACCAAACACAGAACCCATTACCCCTCCAATTATAAAATTAGCTATATCGCTCCTGCCGCTTGGGATTGGAAGGAAAATGACACAAAAGAAAAGTGCAAAAGATAGGAAGATAGACCCTGCGGCCAGCCAAAGTATGAAAAACTCTTTCCTCTGTATGAATTTGTCCTTTTCAGATAAAGCCATATGGCAAATATAAGAAAAATTAACACGTTCATATTACTAGTAATTCATCTCTTGCCCTGTAACGTATACGACGCTGGCAGTGCCGGTTGTAGAGGTTCGTATACGCACTAACGCATTAGCAGGTATAAACCCTAGTAAGGTGCCAGTTTGACCATTGGTTAGCTGTAACGTTACTGTAACCCCAACACCGCTACTATTACCGTTTTGGGACGGCAGCAACCACGTAGTCCCTCCATTTACAGAGTATTCTAGGTACGCCATAGCAGTACTTGTACCTACCAGCAACGGATTGGTTACTGTACATGTAACGGTATAGGTGACTATTGTCTCCTTGGTCGCATTAGGTGTAAAGTTGGTATTAAGAGAACGGGCAACAATAGAAATGGTTGGTGTAACAAGTGAAATAGTGAAATTAGGATAAGTCCCTGTAACAGATATTCCCCTGCCCGATGTTAAGGTAACCGTTTGGTTCGGTGCGGTATTGGTAATAGTAAAATTAGGATACGTGCCGCTTGTAGAAATACCTGCTCCGGGAGTGAGCGATACAGTCTGATCTGGAGCCGAATTTGTAATTATCCCCGTAGATGCATTATAGGAAATGCCAGTCCCAGCAGAATGTGCCGCTCTGGATCGCGCATCTGTATAATAAAGATTAGACCCTTCTGAAATTTGACTGGTCGATGACGGTATTGTAGGCTTGCCCGTTAAGTCATTGTAAACACCAGTTACTGCAACTGTAGACAAAACTGGTTTATTGAGTATCTGTGTTACACCACTTGTGGAGTTCCAGTCGCTATTTACCTGACCAGCTGGGATAGAAGGGGTGCCGGTCAATTTAGAATAATCAAGGGATGTAATCCATGAAGGGTTTATATAAGATCCAGACGTAGATACATTCCCATATGCCCGACTTAAAACCCACGCCTTTGATGCATATGTACTCGCCGTGTCAAGTATTACACTATTAATATTTGCCCGTCTCAGCTCTCCAAACCCACTAACCCATATAAGATTGGTAGGATTGTTAACAGACGCATGAGTACTGTCCACCGCCCGTATAAACGCCCGAAGTGTACGCATAGACCAATACGTACTGTCACGTATTTTCTCTATAACCCTTCTATTATTTACAGCATTTGTAGGGGAGAATTGTACATATCGCTCTGTAGTGGTATCGGTGTTGTTCGTGCCGATAGCAATATACTGAGCTTCCACCAAGAATGGCAGAAGCACAGCCACTAATAAAAGTAACCGTTTCATGTTATATTTGAGGGATTTGATGACTTATAATGCCGGCGATATTTGGAACCAATTGGTTCCATCTGACTGAATCACAATAAAATCATATTGTGTGGTGAGGTCAACCGTCGTTAAACCATCTATCGTTTCAGTTCCAGCAGGATCTATAGTTACAGCAAATGCATTTGCACTTACCTTTTTTATTATATAAATTCGTCCGGCACGTCCGGCAGAAGTGGGCAGGCTCACTACGATTGCCGCTGCATTATTAGCCCACACTGTTGTCTGTGCATCTGTCAATGTAGTTGACGCGGTAATAGTAGATTGATTAAGCGAAAATGACCCAGTTGAAGTAAAGCTCCCAACACTCATAGATAGCGCAGATGTCCCACCCGCTGTGAGCACCTGGTTTAATGTTGGAGTTCCAACGGCTATACTTCTTGATATTACAAAGTAACTGGTGCCATTTGACTGAATAAATACACTATCATTAAAAGATGACAGGGCTACATCAACTCCTTGTTCAGCACCCGTAATAGTTACAGCAAATGCATTGTTACTCGACTTCTTTATCCAATATGTTTTCCCTGTAACGGTGGATGCAGTAGGAAGCGTAATCACTGCCGCTGCGGTATTGTTAACCAGCAAGCCCCAATCGTAACTATTCATGGTTGCTGTTGCCGTAACTGTTCTTATGGCAAACTTACCGCCTATGGTTGTAGTTATAACCCGCCAGGTAGTACCATCACTCTCCAGTCCCACACAATCCCCAAACGTAGGCAAAAATATGCTAACATCTCCATCTATTGTATCCGACCCGGAACGGGTAATGGTCACAATAGATGTATTGTTACTTACTTTTTTTATAAAGTATGCCTTTTTTAAAGCACTGGCAGCTAAGGGAAGTGTCACCGTACGCGCAACAGTATTGTTCATAAACAAAACTCCGTCTGTAGACAACAGCGTATAGTCAATCGTTTCTGTTCTATATCCATACAGCGTATTGGCATCCCATATATTAGTCCAAGCGCTCCATGTTCCACTAATACGATACCGGAACCATAACCCTATGGTGTTGTTGTTATATGGAATGGCAATCTGGGTGACATTGCCAGTACCGTCCTTGGTTGAGCCAAAGTTTAGTGTGAGAGGGTAGTAGTAAAAGTTGCCAGTACCGGGGCCATTAGTAGACCCACCAAAAATAAGATTTGGGCCAAAACCTGGGTAGGTATTCGCCACTAAATTCCAGTCCCCTGTCGGATCTGTACCTTCTGATCCAAACACCTGAGCAACATCAGATTTTACTATCCCGCGCAACGACGCCTTGGTATTAGACCCACTTGAAGAGCTGGTTGCAAGGAATAAATTTTTTGCCCCAACTGTATTCAGGTTATTAAAAGCATTTACCTGAGTATATGCTGTAGTTTGCACACCAGAAGTAGAAACCTTCATCCAAGTCGTCGCATCAGACATATTCTGAACCGTACATCCCACTGGCCAGTTATCCGAAATTACCGGCGGATTACCGGCGGTGCCGGAGTAGTCATATGCATACATGCCATTAATAACTACCTTGGAAGAATATGTTTGAAACCCACTCTTTGTAGCCATAGACGCCAACGCAGCGGCCGGCATATTACTTATTTTGATCTGTTCCAGCGGTGCTGAAAAAATAATATAGTTTGTCCCTCCGGTATAGTTTACAAAGTTCACATTGTCAATGGTCAGTCCGGTGATGCCAGTGCCAGATAAAGAAAAAAGGCGACTGGTAATGTTTTCCATTACGCCATTCTTTATAGTGACATTTGTGTAATTCCCATCAGGATCAGAATATATACCGTTGGCTCCGCCACGTATATGGAATCCATCTATTATTAAGTTTTTGAAAGTACCGGCAAGTCGGATTGGCTGCGCCGCACCAAAACTGGAAAAGCCAGGATCATTGTATATATGGAGTCCTTTTATGTTTACATTACTCAAACCTAACGCAACGGGAGTGTATGCCGCCGCTCCTGCATACACACATGCCACGTTGCTGATGACAATGTCCTGTTCATCTTGAGTGGCGTTAGTGGGATTAAACCCGGTGACATTCAAGGCGCGGCCATTAGAGTTATAGCAATAAATGTTATTGTATACACCAGACGTTCTGATAGAAATGCCGGCACCGCTGGAGTTTATAGAAACCAAGTTATTGGCGGTCAAGTGAGCGCCATCGAAATAATCCAAGTCCCCTTTTATTTCTATCCCACAATTAATAGCATATAGATTGGAAAGTTTAGCGGCAAACCCCATCCCATCAAGGTCAAAACCGTCTCCAGTTCCAGACGCTTGAACAAATCGTTGCGCTATCAGATTTGTCATTTCTGTGTACCGGGAAGCGCCACCTTTTATGAAAAACATGTCAATCTGCGCCTCATTACCCATGACCTTACAGTCACGCACTATCAACGTCTTACACTCTGGGCTATCCGCCCTTTGCACTACGGAAATCTGACATCCATACAGACTGTTTTCATCTACTCCGTATCCGGATAATTGATTTTCAATAACTACGCGATCAGTACAGTCCCAATCAGCAATAATAGATTGAGTGCCGAAAGTACACCCTTGGATAGTGAATGACTTTATTAAGAAGGCGGGTACTGGCGTTGTCGGTGCGGTACGGATAAAGTTAAATCGCCTGTTACCGTTACAATTTAACCCACTGAAAGATATCTCCGTATCAGCTGGCAAACCAGGATACAGGTTGAAGATAGTAGAAGTTGAATTAGCAGAATCTGCATATATGGTGGCACCATTTGACTCTATATTGATAGAGCCTTTTATAAACACACTTTGGCTATTTGTAAACGAAACAATATAATTCCCTTTGGCTTTAGGTATATACAATGTAGCCTTTAGTGTTACACACGCATCCATGGCTCGTTGGAGATTAGAGGTTATGTCTGTAACACCATCCCCTATTACACCAAATGATTCCGCATTTATAAATGGCCCATATTTTAATCTCCATCCGCCGGCGGCGGCTGGGTCGCCAACATTCAGCCTGATTACGCATCCCCCATCATCAGCATCAACACAATCCTGGTCCCAATAATATTGGGTACCGCCGTAATCGCCCACGGTAGAATATCCCAACACAGATACACTGGAATTGGCTATCCCTTTCTGCGCTCTTAAATCAGCGATAGTATCAAATGTTCTTGTTGATGCGTTATATGGCATGTCTTATCTTGCTGCATATGTTACTAAATGAGACCCAGCTACAGGAGCCACGTCATAATATATCCGAATAAATGTTGCGTGCGGCTCCTTCTCTATTATGCCACAGGCCTCTCGCTCTGCTGCCGCCACATCCCACCACGTAGGAGTAACTGTTCCACCATGTGGGACATTGAATTCCGTAAGTACCCCATCAGCCACAATATTATAATTACCCGTTCTCAATCCTACTGGAGGGATAGGAATTCCACCTCCAGCATTACAGTCCCGATACAACAGTATAAAATCTTCTCCCGCAGGGCCTGCTGGTGAGTTGGCGACAAACGAACCGGTAGCACTATCAAACATATATCCATTTGTATTGTTTGAATGCGTACTCATTACAACACCCTCCCTTATTGCGATAAGAATATCTACCCCGATCAGTGCTGGATTAGTAATGGTAGTTTGTGCAGCTGGCAAAGTAAAGGACAGCGTGCTGTCTTTGCATCCGGATGTAGGACCCGTGGTAGATCCGCCTCCTGCACAGCCACAGCCTCCATTTACAGTAATCACATTCCCGCCACACGTTGAAAGTGAATAATTCGGTGTTAGGGCCACCTTGCCCAATAATTTCAAGATTACATTTTGATATGACTGCGTGTTTATCAAATCATCAATACGATGACCAGCAACACGATACAGCTCGTAAAAACAAAGCAGATCTGACCATTTGTTGCTTTTGCCGCAACCATTTCCCTCTTTATCTACATATGACAACACAGTTTCGCCAAGATAATCCTTTGCGATTGCTACTATTTGTTTGGCTTTTGTCGCATCAATATATGGCATGCTTAACAGTTATGATTGTCATACAATTCATTGGCATATTCCAGAAGGCGTTGTGCGCCGGCAATATCAGCAGCGCAGGCACGAGCTGTTGCAGCATCAATAGCGCATTGTATTTTCTGGGCCAACTTACAATCACCATGGCAACCACAAGAAGCAATGTCCCCCAGAATCTCCCTTAGCTTTTGGTTAATATACTCAGTCGTAATAACCGTTGCAACATATGTATACTCTACTGCTAGATTATCAATCAGAACCATTCGTATCGAATAGGCGTAATCTTTCTCTTGGGTAAATAGATAAGTGTCTTGGGTGCCGTCTACGGTATTGGTATATGGGAAATCGATTGTCTGTTCTATTAGATTATCACCCCTGGTTATATATAGCGTCCGGCTGACAAAATCTGTTTTATGGAAATTTCCGCCATCACCGTAATTCGTGTTGTCGGTTAAAGTGACGATCTCGCCATCAACTGATTGAGTAACTGTGAATTTCACTATGAACGCCATAACAACGAATTATGTTTTAACAAATGTACTGAAAATTACGTATTTACCTTGATGGATTGCGCTGTCTGGACCTGCTTTGCGCCCTGCGTCTTCCGCGTCCGGCACTCACAGCCTTCCTGGTTGATTTTTCTTCACCAGCATCCTTAATCACCTGTTGCATTCTTGCATTCAAGATATACAAATCTCCTGACCCAAGTACAAGGCCCGGTATCTTCAGGTACCGGTTAAGGTTGGTGGCCAAATTCTTATTGGCGGAATCCTCTTTATCCTCTTTATCTTCTTTCTCCATTTTCTCAACCGTTTCTGATACAAAATCAATCGCCCCCTTTCCTACTCCCAAATAGAAATCAGCTGCACCACCGGGTCCATCTACTCCGTAAAAAGGAACATAATAAGGGCTGAGGTAAGTCCCTTTAGGATTAAACTTCTGTCCAGTCCCCTTTGCTGCCTTTTTCCTTTGCGACACCTCTATTTTAGCCCATTGCTTATATCCATAATTAACCGACGCCTTCATGGCCGCCTGTACTGGGGCAGGCAATCCGGAAAGTGTCAAGTCCGCTGCAATATTTGCGGTTGTCCTAATATTCTCCTTCACCTTTTTGTTCTTGTTCTTTTCCTCATCCTCATCAGCTTTTATTCCCCATATACCTGAAAGCAACGCAGCAGCTATGGCTAACTGAGAATTTCTTGCCCATTTACCGACAAGCTGATAACTGCCCATTTCGCCCAGATAACCCAAGAAATGAGATAACGCCTCCTTCTTCTCCTCACCGGTAGCACGGTTATCAAACACAATCTTTGCTTTATTCATCGCATTCTGGTAGGCGTTCAATGAAAAACCCTGGAGCAACCACAAATACTTTGTATAATCTCCTTTTGTCAACGCATCTGGACGATAGGCTTTTGCAGATTCATTATTGATATTAGACGCCATCTGCTCTGCATAGGCCAACGCTTCTTTATTTGGATTTTCCGCATGTTCAGCCATGTCAAAATCTCCTGCATTATTTATTACTCCCTGTCTTATAAGAGACGTAATATAGCTAGATATATAAGCATCATTCTGGGCCGCCTTATCTGCCCTTTCCAGCACGAATGAGGATATCTTTTGAATATTATCCAATAGTTCTCCTGGCTTCATCCACCATGCAGGGTCTTCATTAACGCTTTTAACGTACTTGTCATATGCCTCAGAGCCCAATGAAGACCGTTGAACTCCTGTAAAGTTTTCAAGAAACTTCTTTCTAGTCTCCCCATATGCCTTGTCCGTTATTGCACGTCCTTTGCTACGTAACGCATACACTAAAGCGTTACGATTATTGATGGCCAAGTTATGTATAAGGGCCGGTGCATACTGTTTTGGTCCTTGCCAAACATTCCCAAGTACTAATCGAACACCACGTGACATCATATGATCCACGACACTGGACTTACCGCGCTTCATAAAAGGGGAATACTTCTCTTCATTTATTACATCTGCTAGTTTCGTTTTGAATTTACCAGCATTAGCTTCCCCAATACCCTCAAACCCTTCGTCTAGCCTACCGGTAATAAACTTTCTGAACTCCTCACTATTTACAAGTTTAGCAGTTCTTTGTAGTTCCGGCAACGCATTTGCTGTGTATAGAGAGGTGTAATAACGATTTACAAAGTTTGAAAAGAAATCTCCATCATAATATATTTTATCGGATTTTTTATCCGCCCTGGTAATAGTTGTTGAAGACGGCTTCGTATTTATTCTTTTTTGAGACTGAGTAATATCAGTTTCTTCTGATATCTCAGGATTTCCCGCTTGTTCTCCCGCTTTAGGACGAGGGACTAATGATACATAATTCCGTTCTTTCTTGAATTCTTTATTGAGGTAAGTTCTCATCATAAAATCCAATGGATCAGACTGTTCTTCATATTTCTCCCGCACGAAATCATATACAGCCCTTTCTCCTTCGGAAAGACTGGACATAATTTCCTCCATTCTGTTTTCCACATTATCCTGATCAAAATGCTCTTTGACTTCTACCAACAGATCCTTGCCATTAGGCGTAAAATCTGCTAATCCAAGAGAAGTCAATGCCTGCATTCTGTTATTTGCATCTTCCCTGATTGGGCGACCTGCCTTCCCCTTAACCCTCTGCCCCTCTGAATAAAGATAATTGATATCATCGATCATTTCTGATAGCTTTTGCTTGAGGCTTTCTGACATCTGCGCATTATCGACTCCGCGATACTGGTTCAGGTAAGAAGCAGCAAAAAGCCTGGAGTTTTCTTTTACACCTATTTTGTATCTCTTATTAAGTTCAACAAACTCCTTGACCACGCGCTGGGCACGCGCTTTCACGTGAGACACCTTGTTCTCTATTCCGCCCAACGTCCGCTCCCTGAATTGGGAAATTGCCTTGTCATTATAGAACAAGGCAGACATTATATTAGAAATATTCTTTTTGTTAATTACCTTCTGACTTGGAAGCTGCCTGATCTTAGCTCCAGATGATGACAACTCTGACATTTGCTTCTTTGCTTCATAATTACTTATCAGAAGTCCTGCTCCATCTACGGTTCCATATTCGGCTATGTTATTGAGTATGTTGTTCAATAATATCAAATCCTCTCGATTCATCTGAGAGACATCCACTTCCCCCAGCTTATCTATTATTGATTTTGATCTTTCATCCATTTGAGCAACCGGCTCTTTAAACTCAAAAACATTCGCCTTCAGGGCCGATAATCTGGTCTTGAGAGTATCCTTAAGTGCGTCTTCTTTTTTTATCTTTTGCTCAGGTATGCGCTCTATTTTCTGACCATCTAGTAATTGAAGATACTCATCTAGCGTTACATCCGCCGGCAGAACATTATCAGCTATAAGTTGATCGAGTTCAGCCTGCCATGCAACACGCTTCTCTGCATATATTCTGTTATTTTCCTTATCTACAAATTCCTGAAATTCCTGGCGCGTCTTATCATTTACCAGCTTATTAGCCTTTCTTGTATTAACAAAGTTTTCCAGATATTCAGCATAAGCATCTATATCCTCCACCTGTGACGGATTAGGCAACGCTAATTGCTTTATCCACTCCACGTCCTGCAACACCATCCCCTTAGCCCGCTTCATTTTTGTCAGGCTTTTAATGAGCTTATTTACCTCTGCAATCTTGCCAGCGTTCTTTTGCTGCCATATGATGGCAGATGCCTTTTGCACAGCATCTTCTACTGCCAAATCAATGTCTTTGGCGGTAGCGGCCCTCTGCAATAGAGACGAAATCGTACGTAATTGTGGGATAGATATTTTTATCCCGCTTTTTTTAGCCAGATCAATAATTGCATTCCGCACCGCACTTATCCTTTGCGCAGCCTCGGATATCCCGGCCTTTCTGCCCTGCGCCGCGCCCTGTTCCCTACCGGCCTCAATACCTTCTCTAGTAGCCTTCTTTATGTTCCTGATTTCTTCATTCAGCTGCTTTGTTGTCTCCTGATCCATCCTTTTTTCAGACCTGGATATAACACTTTCTACCTTATCCAGCGCCTTGCTGATCGCCTCATCTGTGTCGCCTTCTTTTATAGAACTTTCAAAAATCCCGGAAATTGATCTAAGCTCCGCAGTGCTAATAATAACTCCGCTTTTTTTAAGAGCATTTATAACTTCCTTCTTAACTGCACTAACCCTTTCCCTAGCTTCCTTTGTGCCGGTCTTTCGGCCGGTCTCCCTAACCTGAATCCTATCTCTTATATATTTTGCAAATGATACTCGGTCGTTTTTACCAGAGATTAATCCAGGAATGTTTGATGCATCATTATACGCATTTTCAAATGCAGCATCCAACTCTTCTTTGTTTATCCCTTCAATGTTTTGCTTTTTCAGCTCTTTCATCAACTCGCTCTTCATCTGGGCCTTTGTTTTATTAGCAAAGCCCCTCACTTGATTCACACGATATATCAATTCCTCTTTAACATAATTTGCTAACGCTGCATAAAACTTCTTATCCTTTATAGGATCGGGTGCGTTAAATAAACTCTGCCTTTGATATGGAGATTCCTTTATTCGAGTATTAAACTCCGCCCAAGAATCCTTCAGCCGATCAATGGCCTTCTGACGACGCACTTTAGCCTCTTTTATATTTCTTTCTACCGGACTATTATCTAATGCAGGTTCTACCACTGGAGCAATTACGCCAGAGTTTTCCGCCTCATTATTTACCTCTTCTACAGACACCGCTCCCTTATTTTCATCATATATCAACGGAGACTCTTCTTGCTGCTGGCTCATTTCAATAAATGCACGTGCCGATTCCTGCCCATTAACATACTGTTGTGCCAGTCGGTTAAGACCATCTACGATAGTCCCATCGCTATTGATTATTACTGGAGATCTAAGCCCTTCTTCGTTTTTAGATTCCTTCAACTGGTTTTTGTCAATATAATTTTTGAACTGCTCATTAGTCTTGTACAGTTCATTAAGATTTATATTGTTGGTCTTATAACCATTCTCAGATATCAAATTTGTTTTTTCAGAAGCCCCGGTATTGTCCATCAATTGTTTTATCTCAACAGCTGGGACTTCTGTGCCTTCTTCCGGAACGCCAATTAGTTCATCTTTGATATTATTTTCTAATTCTTTATTCTGCTGGTTCGTCTGCTCTTGCACTGCTGACAACGCAGGTATACCTTGAATAGGCTGGGACTGTTCCTTTATTTTTTTAGACTTAAATGCATCTAAAGCGATCCGGCTCACATCAGCACTTGGGTTCGTTTCGGCAAGCTGATTTTTTAATGCGTCATATATTTGCGTGTATTCAGAAACATCCTGCCTAATCTTACCGGCTTGCTCCTCCGTAATACTGTTGTTGGCCAACCCATTTTCAATCCCTCTTTCTATTATCTCCGGCCTTTCTGCGGCCTGCGCCCATGCACTGCGCTCTACGTTAGAGGGACTAAGATTTCGAGAGAATCTACGACCAGAAATAGCTCCAGTAGCTATAGTTGTTAAAACAACAGTCTCAAGTGCTTCATCGAAAGATGGGAATGCTCCGCTTTCATTGAACCTATTTTCTCCTGACGCCAGGTCTGTCGCCCCGCGTACTACATGATCTCCAACAGACTGTGAAAGCTCCTGTATATTTTCTTTTCCTATTTCTTTAATAGCACCTTTAAATGCACCCTTGACCGCTTGCTTTACAGGTACCCCTTCTTTAATTGCACGAAACACTCCTTTCGTTGCGGATGATAATTCTCCTGGTCTTAACAGGACCCGGTTGGGAGAAATCATTTCCAATGCAGATGTAACACCTGCGCTAGTTATGGCAAATTGATCTGCTTCATTATCAGTTAAGCCTGCATTCTTTGCGGTCTTTCGGTAGTCTTCATAGGTGGACATGAAAGAAGATGTAAATAGCGCTGTGCTATTACCCCCCAATACTCTGGCACCTCCCATTAATGTGGCCATGCTAGAAATAGCCTCTACCGCTTTTGGAATTATATTAGCCCTAGAAAGTTTGCCCTGTTGATATGTGGGTGTCATGTTTAAAAATCCTGTAGGATTTCCTTCACGAGCTAATCGGTTAAAGTCAAAATAATCTACCAGGCCATCAGCGGTTTTATTCAAAATGCGCTCAGACTCCTCCATGCCTAATGAACCTCCAATACCGCCAGCTAAACGGGCGGTGCCGGCTGTCACATTCTTTCCTACGTTTAAGAACGTCTGGTATACCGGCCGGATAAAGCTATAATACAATCCTCCTGCCGTTGTTTGGGCGAATTCATCTGCCTTCTGTTGCTGCTCCCTTAGCGACTTATCAAAAACCTCAACCCTGTCTTTATACTCCTGCATTCTGGCCTGGTAATCACTCATGGGCAATTTCTGCCCAGTCATAAGATCAACGCCAGGATCTGTGTCAAGCGCTTTGCTGGTAAAATCTGCGACTGCCTGTTGCTCTTCATGCTGCTTCTTATCTATAAGCTGATCGAATGCGCTTATATCCTGCATCAAACCGGGCTGTTTTGTTTCACTGAACTTTCCATCAGCGCCCTTATGTAATGTTTTTGGAATATCAATCGCCGTTTCAGCAAGCGCGGTATTAGGATCTGGTGTGGACGGTTGTAACTGTCCGACTTTGCTGAAGTCCATCATCTGAGCCGCCACGTCAAATTGCTGCGGTTGCGATTGGGCAACAGGGGCCAGTACCTTACTTTTAAAGGTGTCTGTATTAGACGTAAACGAACCTGCCTTTACCTTACCCTTTTGGCCATATGCATCATTCAAGGCGTTATATATCTTATCGGCATATTTACCATTAGTGGTGATTTTCTGATAAAAGGTATCGAAATCATTAGTAAACGCATCCTTAGCAAGTTTTCCTGATCTGCCATAAGCAGAAGTCATGAAATTGAAAATGCGTTGTATGTATGGCTTGTCCTCTGGCATTTATAATTTATTGAGATTCTTCTTCTGTTTCTGGATCTGCGTCATCTAAATAACCTGGCGTAACGGCATCTTCTACAGTAGGTTCAATACGGCCTTTGTAGAATTTATCTGGTAATGGCTTATTGGTACCCCCTCTGGCATAATTAAGCATGGCATTTATTCTGGATTCAAGATTCCTCTCTCCGCTTGGCACTGCCATATATTCATATTGTCCCTTTATAACCTCCTTTGTCTCAGCATCCACTTTAGGAACCGCAACTATTACCGCCCCATTCTTAAACATAGACTTAGAAATCATCCTTGTTTTTGAGTCAACCCCATCGCGCTGGATATCATTGTATACACGATCAAGCACCCCCTCGTCCGTTTGTCCGCTCTTTACAAAAGTAACAAGAGTGCCTGGGCTTGCATACGACTCAAATGGTGCCAGTGCGTTTTTAACATTCCCAACACGCAAATTTTGAGCGATATCATCTACTACATAATAATCTCCATTCGCCTTCTTATCTTGCTGGCTCTTAATAAGCCGTTCCTGCCGCCTGTCTGTTGCAGCAATTTGTCGCGCCTGTTGTGCCCTTTGAAAATTCTCGGCACGAGAAACATCCCGTCCCTTAATTCCTTTATCCAATCCCAATTCGACCCGTCCATACATATTTTCAGCTATTGCTAAATCCTTTGGCGATTGGATGCTGAAGTCGGGAATGTATCTTTTCGCATAGTCTTCATATATTGCCCGATCCTCTTCGGGTAGGGTCTGAAACTGAGTGTCGTAGTATTTTTTTGTATTTTCATAGTCGGTGTCATAAGCCTGACCAACAATAGCTGAAATGGTACCTGCCGGCAAAACCTTACTCTTTGAGTAAGAGAATTGCCCATTTGGCAATTGTGTAGTGACGTTGTTTTCTACAGGCTTGATGGAACCCACTAAATCTGCGATTTTCTTCGGGTCATATTTTTCTGGTTTAAAAACCAGATTAGAGATATCTATATTATCTGCCTCATCAAATTCCTTGCTCCCCAAAGGAGCGTCAATCAGAGCCTTGGTTTTTGCAAAAGCATCTGCATCTATCTGATCCCTATTTTTCCCCCAGAAATCAATAACCCCTTTTGCGGTTTCTTTTCTTGATTTTGACCGGCCAATGGCGGTACTTAAATCCGTTTTACTATTTATATAGGACTGCTCCGCCTGATCCCTCGTTCTTGGATCCCGAAGCGCTTTCTTATAATTAATAGCAGCATCTTTGTACTGGTCATACTTCTGCCTGATAACCTGGTAATCCTGTGGACGCACCCCATCAAGAGACAGCTTAGACAAATCTTCATTCACCTGCTTATCTACGAGCTGCTGATTCAACTTGCGTTGCTGTTGCTGCTGTTGAAACATGGCAGCCACCCCACTAAGATCCAACACCACCGCTTCCGGACTTCCGTATCTACCTAATGCCATATTATACTGTGTTTTGCTTTTTTACTGAACTGGCCGATGCGACTTTATTCATTATTTCTGTAAGTTCCTTCTCTCCAAATGATTGTTGAAGACGTTTCCATATAAAGCTTTTCCTAATTACAGGGTCAAAAGACGCCTTTCTGATGATATCAGGCGTCACATCCTGCTTCCCTGCATCATATATATTCCTTTTCTTTAGTAAGAATCTCAATGACTGTACATCAGATATGTTTTCGGATGGATTTATGTCGTGCAATTCGCCGCCCATTAGTTCCGATATTGACTTGTTTCGCTCCTTAGAAAGATTCTCATAACGTTTTTGTAAATCAGTACTGGCAGCCTTATTCCTTTTCAATATAAATTTCTCTTCTTCAGATGATAACCTTGCAGCCTTGTTATTAGCATTTGCATTAACACTATGTCCAATTTCATGTGATGCAATCTCTGGGCGCGTGGTGTTTAAGGCTTTCACTTGACTATCACTCATTACAACTTCATTACCATTAGAATAATATCTACTGGCTGGCCCTGTATTTTCCCTATACGAAAGATCATTTAAAACACTAGCCCGTTGCCGTTGTACGTAATCCGGATAGGCATAAAACCCGGCCAATCGTTCCCTGTATTTAGGGGAGCTTACATATTGATTCCACCAATCTACGACAGGTCTATCAATTTTAGAGGGGGTCTTACTTGACCCAGCGGGATTTTTATTTTCATCCCCAGGAGAAAATGCGACATATTTAGTACGGCTTTGCATAAGGATTGCTATTATAAACGCCAGAATAACCATTAGGTCCCCATAAAGAACTATTTAGGTTGAATCCATTAGGACTCATGCCAGAACCCGTCTTTGTAGTGCCAGTAGTCGCCGCGCCAGTACCATTAGAGCTATTGCCTCCACCATATATATATGCAGAGGTCATAGCTGCATTAGAGAGATTCTGTATAGCAGCTCCCGTTAGAGCCTCTCCTGAATACCGTGTTTGAGCAGCCCGCTCTCCAGTCAGCCCAGACATACGGTTAGACTGATTAAGCGCTATCCGTTCCGCATCACGCCTTGCAGCGGCATCCCTTGCATTCAAATCCATCAGAGCCTCATTTGTCCCCTGCTGAAGAGACGATATGCCAGCTAACGCCGATCTTCGATCACGCAATGCTGAAAGCCCCAATGCCTGTTGGCCATATATTTGTTGCAACGATCTTTGGTATTGCGATTCCGGCAACCCATTAAGCGCCATCCTTCGGGCATCCGCAAGATTAGCACGCTCTTGTTCATCGGCCTGCCGCTGTATTGATCTAGCCTCTCGTTTTTGCTTTGCGCCTTTGATTGCTTGATATGCAGCCGTCGCTCCAGCAACTATTAATGGTACAAACCATGGCATATTAATGTGTTTTAGTTACTCTTAAAGATTTGTCTATCCCTAGTTCTTTTTGCCATCTATTACAGTTCAAGGCGCTTATATCATAATAAGCCGACTTAGACATAGGCAAAAGATGGTCATATACCAGATATCCTTTTTCTATATTACACACATCTGGCCGATTTTCGTAAATTGTACAACCGACTGACGGATCATATTTTTCACACCGACCATCCTCTAGGAATTCATAAGGGAACACCTGCCCCTTAAGAATTTCTTTTGCTTTTAAGCAACATGCTCCGCATTTTGTACATCCGAACCCCATCATTCATTGTTTTTTTGACTTATAATATATGACGCTGCCGCCGAATACAAAGATATCAAGTTTTCAGGTTTACTTGACCCTATTGACATCTGAAGGTATCCTCCCTTTAATGGATCTCCATTCAATATTCCACCCGGGCTATTTAAGTCCCTAAGTATGGCTGCGTGCCAATGCCCTTCCGCCCAACTAATATCAGCATCTAGTAAATTTGATACCTGATGCACCGTAGGTACTATATTGGGGTTAACAATCGAAGTAATTAACGATGGGCAATATAATTTAGCATTCGCCATTAAATCTACGGCCAAATACGTTTTTTTTATGGTGAATTTATCATTAAACACCACGGTTACCCCCCATGTATATTGTTGCCCATAAAAGTTGCACCTTGTCCCATCCAGCTTCTGATTATGTATGTATGGAACCCCTTCTTTGAATGTAACCAAATCATTCCTTAGAGATGACATCCACTCTGGAAAATACTGATAGAAAGAAATAAACCTATTTCTGACTTCATCCCACGCTAATGTTTTAGCATTGTTTGTTATTATTCTATTCCCATCCTCATCATGTATTGAAATCTCCTCGTAAGCCGATATATATGTATTGTTTTTTACATCAAACACGCCATATATCTGAGCAAAACCTGGCCTGGTGCTATCAAATACAGGATATTTACCCAGAGGAATATTCCCAGGGTACTTATATTTTACGTCCTCAGTTATTGAGAATCTGTTCATCTTTCCAGTTATGGAAATAGGCGTAATACCATCTTGGGAAAGCCGGCAAATCACGCCCCGATTAGTATCATGGAAATAATCAACAAAGTTTTCAGAAGATAACGAACATGGAGCATTACCAATCCCAAAATCCCCCCTGTAATACTGGATGTCATTCAATAATTTATCGCTTTGGGAAACCAACTGGTTCCCGTTTGTTGTTTGAAGTACCTGTTGTTTAATAGGTATCCATCCACATTTAAGCTCCTGAAAAACCCTTAGCTGATTATCTCTAACAATCAACCTTTTTATTGCACCAAACGATCTGTCGCAGCTGTCAATTATGTTTGTACTAGGAAAATTATTGGTTTTATTGATGAATGTGTCCTGAATGTATGAGCCGCCAAATCTTATAATTTGTGGTAGACGCTGCTCTTTAGTATTATCATCAACCACATAAGCCCGCCCATTACCATTTACACTGCTTTTATACTTATCAGAATAGTTCGAATCTGATACCGGTATATTAGGAAAGGTAAGATCTCCTACTCCAGGCCCAGGATGTATGCCATACACAACTTGATCCATCTTCTCTCTTTTCCTGTAATACACATCCCCATCTGTAATAAATTCAAACTTTGCCGGCAACGTAGATGTTTGGGTTTGTAATTGCCCTAGATGCACCCGACTGGGCGTACCAGGAAACGCAATACTATACTCCGGACCAAACTCGTAGTATAAATCTGTATTTACAATATTTGATGGCGTATAGATCTCTACTAAATATGGAGCGTCCTTAATAGACATTGATAATGTATTCTTCCGGACTTTTAAAAAAGTCCCTTGATATATGACATTATCAAACTCTGGATCCGTTACTTGTGTAGTTATTTCTAAGTCAATATTTAAATTTTCAGGAGACAGCACTGGCCCATTTGAGTTGCCATACATCGTTCTCACAAATCTTATACGATCCCCTGGCGTGAATTCATAACTAATCGCACGATTACCATTTTCTATAATGGAGTTTATCATGCTCGTTAAGGGTATGTATATAAAATCTTGATACGGGGTGGCTATTGGCCTAATAATGTAATAAAAATACTTCAATACAGATAAATATGAACTCCTGACCCATTTGAACGTTTTAGCCCATACAGGAGGCTTATGGAAGATCGAAGCACTTATTTTTGGTATATATATATTATAATTATTATCCGTAAGGCTGTCTGAAATATATGGCGTAGTATCCACTTCAAATCTCCTGTCAGGGTCCAGTGGCTGAGAGTTATGCACCCCATCAGTTCTATTGTACTCATCAAAATATACCAACCCGAATTTATACTTAGATGAATGCTTGTATCCATTAACGTTATCGCCAGGCTGTAGCGGATATAAAACAGAGTCTTGATTTGACATGTACACCTCTAACGGATCATCAAATGACAAGCCTTCTGTAATGTCTCCATATGCTATTGTATCGCCATTAACCAACGCTTGAGAACCTGCCTTTGTGGGAACATAGTCCCATAACTGTCCGGTTTCTGCGGGCAATTGAAGCACCCCTGTTGTATCGTTATAAAATCTGTAGGTATAGGTTGTGTTATCTCCAATTGACAACTCCACCTTGTCAAAGGTATCCACAAGAAACAACTCCCCCCACACGCTTTCCACATTTTGCCTTACCCCCAGTTCTATTTTTTTTACTAATGAATCTCCGGTGGGCAGCACTACATCAATCGCATTGTTTACACTTGGATCCGAATCCCTATTTGGCGTAAACGGTGTTATGGGCAAACTGTATTTACCCCAGCTACTCCATACAGATTTTTCATAATCATCATATACAAACCTTACCTGAAACTGGAATAATTTTCCTCGTAAGTTATTAAGTATACGATCCAGATCAGATGCCCAAGTAGTAGATACTGGACGTGGTGGCTTTTTAATTACTGTCGTGTAATCAAATACGATGGGATTTGTATATCCTCCAGGCTGATTCCAGTTTTTTGATTTAAGAATGTTTATTTTTCTCGGAGGCATTTCTCCATCAGTCCAGAACATTAAGTCCCCTTCTGAATCATTACGATGTATAACATCTACGCTATGTATTTTACTCGTTGGGGATAACTTCAGCACATCTACCAGTCCAGTCCATGTCTTGTTTTTGAAGACAGGTGTTATCACTCCGGTTTCAACTGAAATCTCTATAATCTCGTCATAGTCTAGTGAATTGCAAATAAACGCATATATCACATTGCGGAATTCATCTTTGTATGTCCCGATGCATTTATTTATGCCATCATGATATCCATAGTTTCCTATCCTAACACACCCTTCAATATTAATACCAGCACCTTCCTGTTGTTCATCAGATGCAGCAATTCGCATATTAACCGCATCTATCCAGTCTGTGGCTGGAACTAAATGCGGCTCTGTGTCGTAATTGAGCCCTCCTTGCGTAAAAATCTTTACCTCGTTCATGTCATGATTTTGGGACCAGCCTCATAGCCGATTGTGTGACATCATACGCCTCTTCAATTCTGAATGGCTTCAGCCTCCATCGGGCATTGTTCTTTTGATTATAATACTCCCGCTTTCTTGCCGTCTTATCATAAACACTCACCTTTCTTGATGCGGCCAGCTGCGCAATATCCTTCCATGAAATCCAGGCAATCAGTGCTTCCTGCGCTTGTATTGGAATCATATAACCATCTTCTTCACATGGAGTGGCAATATATTCAATGATCAGGTTTGAATACGGGAACGATGGATTCAATACAATAACATTATTCGACTCGTCTACATTAAACTCTCCCAATTGAGAAAGCTCATTCCCTGACACACCAAATATGTCAGCACATCCGTACCCGTATCCATACCCATTAAAGTTAAGATAGTATCCTTCGTTTATCCGTCCAAGGTCTGTGCCTATTACACTCTGGTTATCAGCAAGACGACTGCTCTGTCCATCATTAATAATAGCCAACTGATTATTGTGACTTAATGTGGCGACTTCCCCATGCTGATTTAACACACCGATCTTTGTCCACTGAATATAATCATCGGGCAATTCTGCCGTTCTATTGCCCAGCACACACAATTCACAACTCTTCACGTTAGCTGTTACGTCCAGTGCAAGATCAACGGCTCCCCGCTGCGCTATGCCATATAAACGCCGATACGCAGCCGTTGTAAGCTGCGCCTCGTCCATATACATGTGGACTATCTTTTTTATATTTATAAGTGCTGCGGACATTTTACTTTATTTTAGGTGTATCAACCCCGTCTGAACTGATATCCATTTGCATATTCATCATGACGCCTAATGTCTTTGTCATATACTCAACGATCAACGGCATATACCCATCCGGAACTGATATCGATTCATTCAAATCAGTAGACTGGGAGACCAGCATAGTAACAATACCTTTATATTTTGTTAGATCCTTACAGGCGTGAATATTCATCTTGTCCTTTACAGTCCAAAAGAATACATCCTTACATCCCGCTGGCGTTTCATACAAAAATGCTATCTCTCTATTGGTAATTGGGTAAGCGATTATCTTAGCTCCGCTACCTGTAACCATAATAAAAGAGGATATATCCCATCCCGCACCTACGCCAACCGTTTGCTGTGGCAACGATATATTGTACCATCCGGTAGCATTATCCTTAGTTATATTCATGCCAGTAAATGTAGCGTAGAAAGCATCTGAAACCGCCTCTACCCCATTCAGCTGTATTTCTTCTTTATAATTGGCCTTGATCGCATACCCAATAGCGGAATTCAGGTAGAAATTAATTAAAGGGATAGTCAGTTCCGAATCGTCACTAACAAATCCGCCAGCAAGCGCACGTTGTATGGCCTCACAATATTGATACCTGGTACTAGCCATTATTGTCCATCATTTTTTATCGACTGATAGTATGATATTAAGTTCTGCGCCTGTACACTTATTCCGAACATAAACAGGACCCGGCTTATAAGTTCAGTTATTTCTGATTCTCCCCATAATAATTGAACGCTATTAGACTGATCATAAACAGGACGGCCACTCACCAAAGTGTATGCCCATTTTGCAGCGGGAGGGTCTGTGATCCACTCTAGCGATATTTGACCGATATTTTCCGGATAAATCTGGTAATAAGAATTGTATTGTACATATATGGGGTTTTGCTCAATTTGATCTATTTGAGACGACAGGTGGGAATAAATACGATCATGTTCCACTCTTTGTATTCTCTTTTTATTATCGCCAGTTCTAATTGCCAGTAAATGTGCTATGTTGGCGGCGTGTATATATATACCTGTATTTGGAATTGTAGGTGTATCCGAATCAATAAATGGAGCTACCTTCTGTATCGCTTGTTGGGCATTCCCCATCACTATTTTGACTCTACGCTTGTTCCCATCCCACCCCTGTATTACATTGACCAGCTCTTCCATTAATTGGTCCTGCGCTATATTGACCGCATTGTTGAATTCATCAGGCGATAAATAGCCCTGCTGGTGCTTATTTGAGATGAATTTTACTATATCGTAGAACTGATTAATGTCCATATAACAAATATACCGATTTATAAATAATTTTGGCGGTTACCTACAGGCATGGTATATTTGCGTAAAAGAAAAACAATGAGCAAAATACAATGGCTTATCAACGATGCACCGTCACTGCCGGTAAGCTCCTTTATGATTGACCCACATATTTTGGATGGAGATGTATTGTCGTTGCAACGAAAGTTTGACATTCTCAGGGACGAAATACTAATGGAGTTCAACGTTCATGTAGGATTCGAAATCGAGATCGAAATGTATACTGGTAACGCAATAATTCATGTAGTAGAATGAGAACAACAAAAGATCATCAAGGCGCTCATCGTGTGCTTGTCTCTGCTTTTATTGAACAGAAACAAACTCATAGAATTAAGAAAAATGACGGGACATATGCGAACCTGTTCATGGGATACAGTGACAGTTCCTTAAATGGATGGAACTCAAAACCTACCGTGGCAAGAGCATTGACCGAAATAGACGAAATAAAAGTGGGCGATCACATCCTATGCCCATACGTCGCGCTGACTAATGACGCAGTGCGGATCCTGTCTTCCGACTTAAAGAGATTGGGCATTCAAGTAGAGGATGGAGAGGAGGTGTTTTCCATATCAAAAGATATGTGCTGGATGGGCATTCGTGATGAAAAAATGTTCTGCATTGGAGAGAATATGATCTGTAAGCGCATCTATGAGCCAGATATAGAAAGCCCTCTAATCATAGTGCAGGACAAAAAGAAGTACGAAACCTATGTGTACGTTGAGCAGATGCCAGAAGACGCTTCAAAGTATGAATTCGACGGAATGGGGATGGATGAGATAAAAGTGGGAGATGTAATAGCGGTAAAAAAGATGAGCGACGTGGAATTTAAATATGTATGGAACAATGAACACCGATCACTGATCCGGGTAAACTTCAGTAGAGACTTCCTCGGATTCATCAATAATAACCTGGAGTATCAGTTATAAAAACGAAGAAGCCGGTAATCATTACCGGCTTCTTCGTTCTGATTTTAAACTTGTTTATTACTTGTTGGGAGATTTACCCAGTATCGATTCTCGTCATCAATCTCATCAAAATCAAACAGATATTTAGAATCTACATTCGGCTGTCTCGTCGTTTCACCATTTGGGAAATACAACTGTAGGTCATAAAAGACCTTAACATGATCTTCATCTGGAGACTTCCAGACACTTTTGTAATGAAGCCCCAATACACTTGCGTATATGGGCTGAATGCCTGGATACTTTAATACACAACACTGTTTTACAAAAAACTTAGATGCATACTTAATTTGATCGTACTTAATACATTCTGTATTCTTTTTCATATTTTCTTTGTTCAGCTTACTCTGTCCCCAGTTTATAGTAATTACTTGATTGACTCAAGCCTTGATCGCAATTCAACGCCATCCTGCGTCAACATCAGCTCCGCCAGATAGTCAGATACACGCATTGAGTACTTCTCAGGGATTTGACAGATAAAGGTTTTAGTGTCCCCCCAAGAACATTGGCCGTCAACGTATGTAATAAGATTTTGCTCAAACCCTTTACGAACCAAGCCGTACATCTTAACAACTGGGTTGTCAAACGTTTTCAAAAACAGGTCTGTTTTTTCTTCTGCCAACCTGATATATGCAGCCCTCAGCCCTTCATCCGACATTTCCTCTCCTTCCTGGTTAATGATGTTTCCACCCAGATGCTTGAAGTGCGGTATCAAATCTTCGTAATCCGCCTCGTTAGCCAACGCCATAGCTTCCAGCTGCTTCTGCCTTTTCTCATATGCCGCCGATTCGGATGCATATGTGTCCACCAACATGTATTTTGGATTCACGTTTTTGGTTGGCCTTTCACAGTCCTTAAAGTCCGCACGTAGCTTAAGGTATTTGATATGATTTTTTTCGATGGTGGGCACGATGAGCTTCCCATTAACAAATTCAAAAAGAACCCGATTCTCGTTTGCGTATCGATCACTGATCTTTTCCTGCTCATCTCTCCATATGGTAGATATACCGCGAAGCACTCTTGCCTGTCTGATTTCTTTTTTGACATCACAATAGCACGGATACTCATTATTAATGATCACCTTTGGCGGGTATTTGATGGTACCATTTTCCTGGTCCCTTTTAAAATCACCTACAAGCTGAAACACGACTTTAGTCGGTTCCTTCTTTGGGCGCTCTTTTTTCTCGACAGTTTTTTTTCCTGTCAGCTCTGCCAGCTTTTCTTCTTCTGTCATATTATTCCTTGGTGGTCTTCCGCGGGGCATAATAAATTATTTGTTTACTCAAATTTAAACAAATAATTTATTAATAAATAATATTCTTATGAGTTTTTATGTCGTAACTGTCACCTGAACAGTACTTTCTGCGGTTGCACCAGCATTATCCGTAACCTTAACGCGGAAAATATATACCCCCGCAATTAACCCGGTTACAGCTGTGCTTAATGTGTTTGGAGATACAATGGTTGATCCTATGACAGTTGTTTGTGGACCCAGGCTATATAACTTCCTGAATCCCTGAGTTATCGCTCCACTATTTGGTAAATAGTAGTTATTTGTGTCAACATTCGCGGCGGCAATTGTATTATACTGCTGATTTAGGTTACTTCCGGTTCCCTTTGTAGCGATAATATTGTAGGACGTGTCTAGTGGGTTTTCAGTGTAGACATAATAACTATCAAACGCATTTCCGGCATTCGTGATTGTATTATTCTTTGGCGCTATAAAAAGGTTCTTGTTTAAGATCAACTGTACATTATTGGTCCCACTGCTTCCGCCACTTTTATTATATACACCATTTACCCTTACCAGGCTACCTCCGGTTCCACACCTAACAAATGTATTGCCCGTCATGGTGATCTGACATGGGTTATTTTCGCTGCTGTTAGTTCCAACACGTCCTGCCAAAGACGCCATGTCTCCTGAAACTGAACTCGCATCTACATTATAACAGAGATTATTCGTATATAGATGCCCTGGTCCGGTGCCATAAAATTGAAAGTGTTCTCCCCAAGCATCATGAGTTATGTTATCATGAGTGTTACTGGTAAGGCAACGCCCTCCAATGAGGATACCGCCGTTGTGTGCGCCGTTATGTTGCACATTGGCCCAGTTATACACCTCGTTCTGGTAAACCTCCGGATTTTTACATGCAGATACCTGTATTCCATCCTTCCCAGCATTGGTCACTCTGCAATTCCATATTTTCAATCCATTGATTAAAATAGGCTGCTTATACGTTGTGCTGTTTGGGGCGGCATCATACGGAGTTGGATACAATGGCGTACTATTGGTGATATTCCAATATGTCGCAGTATGTCCAATGTAGAACCCTTCATTATAAGAATTATCTACCACCATGTCATGAAACAACATATACCCCAGCTCCCTGTTTGGGTACCAGGTATTTGATTGACCTGACAATGGATCTGTCTTAGCGACAACAGATGTACCTCCATCATTAATGGTCATGTAACAGAACTCAAAGTTTTCTGTCAGGGCATCCATGCTGATATTCCTGTATGCCGAACGATACGGCTCTCCACCTCCATCAGTATTAATATCTGAACCATTAATGATAAAATTATCCCAATGGGTGCCAGCAAAAATGAAGTAGCTAGATCCCGATGCTTGGATCGCATAGCTTGGGCCGCCATTTGCCGCCCATGTTGGGTTGCCAACAGTACATGTTTTACCTATTGCATTTCTAAATACAATAGGGTTTGCTTGAGTCCCGGCCACGTTGGTAAGTGTAATAGACCTAAAATCTCCGTCAAGGTAAATCAGATCTCCAGGCTGGTAGTTTCCGCTATTTATAGCGAGGTCCTGACTTGTCCCCGCGATAGTAAACGTTCTCAATGGGGTAAAGGACCCTCCATTAAACCCAGTACCAATCGGCTCTTGTGGACCACTCTGCTTTGTCCATAAAATGGATGCTATAGTTCCATCTGAATCAGAGGCCGTAGCAGTTAGCGTAGTATTGCTGGTGCTGATTGTTTGATTTTGTCCGGCAGCCACTACTGGCGACTGATTTTGAACAGGCGAATTACCCAATAGCGTATTCAGTTGGGATGGAGTATATTCCGTAAAGCCATTCCCACTTTGATTGGCTACTAAAATGACCCCTGGAGTAAGCGTTGATTTACCGGTTCCACCCAGTGCGACTGGTAATGCTGGCATAGTATATAATTAATGAATTATGATAAAAGACCTATTCTCATCCAAACATTATATTTCCTCTTTTCATATATAATGCCGCCACCCGAAGTATTTACAGCTATAATTCTGCTCCAAAGTGGCATCCATGCATACACTGCATTAAGCTGTGCATCTGTTTGTGTGGTGGTCAAATCCTCCCTGTCAATATCAATCGGTGTAGAGTAATAGTCTTGTGTTGATTTAAGCCCCTTCAATAGTCCACTGGACACCAATGCCTCAGCGGCTGCACGATTCATTGTGTCGGACCAGTGTATATTATCGCTATATAAGTTACCGGATTCTCTGGATGTATAGAATACATCCACTACACTTGCTCCATATGTAGTAGTCACATAAGTATACTGTGCAGTCAAATCCAAGGATGTTTCAAATGAAGGTGATAAATGCACCACATTCACACCCGCATTGGTGAGCTGTGTGACAATACTTGCATAGTTAGCTTGGAAGGTACCATTAGACACCCCAAACCTAGCGTCATTAGAGCCAATAGACAAAACGGCTGTCTTTGGCGCAATAGCCAATATCTCAGGCATACGATTTAATACATCCGCAGTCTTATCTCCAAAGCCGGCAGCGATAGCCTGGTTATACACATGTCTGCCAAGAATTCCAGGATAGGTGGTGTAAAAGTTCGACGCCCCATATCCCATGGTTTTTGAATCGCCTATCAGTAATACAGACGGATTCTTGGTCTCTTTGTTAGTTACTGTTATTCTGTTGATGGTAAAAGTACCTCCTTGCCCCCAAATAGCGAATCGGCCTGTATTTGGTGGGATTGGATTAGCAGCATAAGGCAAAACATATGTAAATGTAACTGGTGCAACCGCAGGATTACTCCTGTTTTCCGCTCTCATTATAATATTCTGATTAACACGCTCCATACTAAGGCGTATGTTATCATTTGCAACAAATGAAAGATTCGATTGCGCTGATATCAACGTTCCTCCTGGATTATTAATCCAGTTGCCACCGTTAGACTGAGAGAAAAACTCCATACGCCCCAAATTGCTATCATTCACGCATCGAAAATATACCGCCAGGGAATTAAGTGAGTTCGCATTCTGCCCCTGTATGCCCAATGAAATACCAGTAGTCCCGGCGGCGGGAGTCTGTGTGAGCTGGAATTCCATTTCAAGCTTCCATTTATTAATGCAACTATATGCAGACAGCTGAAGACTTTTTGTAAAGTCGGATACACCTGCATTAGGAACCGATATTTTATTTGCAGAAATGGTAGCCCCTAACGTATTAGTTGAAAAATCTGACAGATTTGCCCAACTGGAAACATTATATGTTTGACCTACTATTTGAAGTGCAGATGGGTTACCGGCAGCGGCCGCAGTCGCAGATAGGGCTGCGTTATTTGCAGTGGTTTGTGCGGTACCGGCAGCGGCCGAAGCATTATTAGCAGTAGTGTTAGCTGTACCGGCAGTGGTGTTAGCACTATTGGCTGCCGTTAATGCATTGCCGGCAGTTGTACTTGCCGAATTAGCAGTTGATAGCGCACTTGTGGCATTTGATGAAGCGGTAGTAGCGTTTGATGCCGCAGTATCGGCTACAGATTTAGCAGTATTTATCCTGGTTCCATAATCTGTTAACCAACTCTGTATAGTATTGGTACTTGTACTACCAGCACTGTTTACTCCATCAGAGTTTATATTTGTTCCATCTATCGTTACAGCTCCTGCACCATTAGGGGTTTTGGTGTTCACAGAATTTACAGTGCCTGTGCCGCCTCCGCCACCAGATGAACCAGAGCCATCTAGCAGCTGGTATATAATATTGTTTATCCCATTGTACCGGCTAATCACAACAACGGTAGAAACATTTGCTACGGTAGAAATGCCGGCAGTTGAAGTTACTTTGTTCGTCGTACCTGGCACAGCATTTATGGTCAGCGCTCTGCCGCCAGTACCATCTTGTGTTACAACAATCATGGCCGTCTCCCCATTCACCATTCCATCCAGTGTAAGCGATACATTGCCTTTTAACAACAATGTAGCTGTGTTACCAAAGCGCGTATTGAATCTTACATTACCTGTATTCCCTAATATCTGAGGATACTTTGCCATATTGAAAAGTTTACAAATAAAAAAGTGACCCGGGAAACAAGAGCAAAACCGGGCCACTAGACTTAAAAAACAGAAGACCTTATGCTTGAGCAATTATTTCAACCATATACACGCCACGGATCTTTGCAATCACCACCTTAGAAGTCTTACCAGCCGCTGAGGCTATGGCGGTGGACGGACCAATAATGATATTCGCACCGCCAGCGGCAGCAGTTAACGTAAACGTTCTGGATCCAGTACCATCTTGTGTAAGCCACAATGAAATGATATTTCCTTCATCCATGTTGTTCAATGTCAGCGTAATGTTGCCAACAAGAGTCGCATAGTATTTTCTACCAAAAGCTGTTTGTACTGTAATTGCGCCAGATGCGACGCCAGAAGAGTTGGCTAGAGGCTTCACTCTAGGATTAACTGCATATGCCATAGCGGATAATTTACCTTGTCCTGTGACGATATTTGTCACACCAAATATACGATTTTATGAGTGTGCATAATAAAATAAAAAACCGGAGGTAAAAACCACCGGTTATATATTAAAACAAAACTATTAAAGTACTGAAAATCATATAGTTGTCAGCCCTCCAAAATTACATTTTGACTTGTACCCATCAGTTCTACCGCAGGGTAGCAAAGCCAGTGTACTGCGAGTTCGGCTACTTCACCGTTTGGAACGCTTGCATACGCACCAGTTTCCCAGCTCTTAATTTCTGGCTCATTCTCCACCGCATTGTAAACAAGGCGAACGTTTGGCAGGGTTTGTTTGGACTGAGGATCTGTCATGCTGCCTTGTGCAAGGAACAACCCGAAATTACGGAATTCAGGCACACCTGTTGCAGGCACAGCGCCAACAACAGCTTCTGGACTGAATGGCGCGTATGTTTTCAGGAAGATGCTATAACCGTCCATGTACATACCCTTAAAACCATAGCTCACCATCATCTCCTCATTTCCACCCACAGAACCATAGTTGATGGCACCTGCGCCATACTGTGAAAACAGTTCGTTATTGAACTCTTGTCTCAAATATATATCAACAAGTCCATGGTATTGATCTGGGCCGCCATTGAATAGCGCAGTACGAGTCAGTGTCTGAATATCAGGGATACCCAGTGAACCTGGAGTATAAGAAATAGTCGTACCGCCCTGACGAACACGAGGGATAACACCCTGTGTGCCAACGGAGCCGCCAACAGCGCCCAAGTTGTTGGCAATATCGCCAAACATTAATTTAAACTCAACATCGTTGAGGAAGCGAAGCTGAGTGTCTTTCATGCCCTTGTACTTAAAGTACGGCTGGCCATTGTACTCAAACTCCAGGCGTTCTATCATGTTTCGATCCGTGAGCCTCATCACATCCCTTACCTCAGTAGTGGTATTAGCCACCTTTTCGGTAAGATTGAATTGTGGATCTGGAGCAGATGAACGTTCGCCAGCTTCAGTTACACCCATCAGCAGCAGCAGCTCACCCGCGTTCAAGTTCGCAGAGCCCGCCGAAACGAATGCTTGGCCAGATTGCAAAGGACGAATTGTGGCTGTATGTGCATTCGGAGTTGCCTTGTTTACGGCTACAATCTTACCTTCAATACCAGATGTTGATATGCGAACAACTTCGTTTACACGAATTGGAGACTGTGTACCGCTATTAAAGTGGTCGCCGGCCTGTAAAGTGACGGTTACGTCTGCGCCAGCGGCAGGAGCTGTAACCTGTGCATTTACAGAGGCTTTAGGCTGAATCTTACCTCTTGATTCGTGGTGATAGAAGTCGCGCCCATTTACTTTAACCTTCTTGCCTAATAAATTCAGGACTGTGTGGTAGTTCTGGTTCCCGAATTTCTCAACGAATTCTTTTGAAAAGTGGCGGTCCAGCATTTGAAGATCAGAAAGGAACTGCCTGTTACCGACTGGTAGGCTTACTACGCCTGGTTGTAAAACGGCCATTATAAATTAGTTTGTGATTGTTATTGTTTATGCAGTCATGAACGCACTTACAAGATTTGCTCTTTGTGCTTCAGCTGCTTGATTGTCCACTACTCCTCTCTGCTGTTGATCCAAGTCAATGTTCTTCAGCGCTTTTAAATTGTCCAGACTTGTTTGAGCAATCGCCTGCTTTACAGCGGCCTTGATAATTTTCTCGCGGTTGTTCAAGAAATAGATATCTTCCATGAGCTGTCGTGTGTCGTATACTCCACCCTTGTCGTAACGAGGCAACAGAATGTCATCTATCACATGCTTGTTTGCAAGATCATTCTCCAGTGTCAAACGTTCTGCATCATCAATCTGGTAAGACCCCTTGAATACGACTCCCTCGTCGCTAAACTCAAATGGTATTTCTTTAAATTCTGATGCAGTCTTTTTCAGACTTGTTAAGTAAGCTTCACGCGCAGCCTTGTGATTTTCCTCGAAAGCTTTTTGTTTGTCAAGGTCTTCTTGGCTGGGCGCATAACTTGGGTTTATATCAGGAAGAATAATGTCTTTTTTATATCCGGTGAGTTGCTCACGTGCGTTATTGGCATCGAGCTTCAGCTGGCGATCCAACCGCTTCTGATCTTTTTCGTATTTCGCCAAATCTCTGGTGTACTGCTTTTGTGCCCTGCTGAATGCATCGTCATCAATGTAATCATCTTCAGAAGGCTCTTCAGGCTTTTCGGCTTGATATTTTGTTGACAATTCGTCGTTGATGTCTTCCGAGGTAAAGTTCGGATTCTTATATTCCATGAGCAGCTTTACTGCGTCAACATCTCCCATCTTGTCAAGATTAGCCAGGCGGCGCTGTTCGTTGTATACCTGAAGAACATCCTCAATCTTGCCCTGACTAAGGTGTTCGAATACCTTTTTTGCCTCATCATTAGCAAATGATATTGGCTGTTGTGGCTCTGCGTTAAGCCGGGATTCTATTTCCTCCCAACTCTTCACTTTGCCTCCTGTTTTTTCTGCAAGAACCGTCTCCCAGTTGATATCAGCAGACACTGTCGTTGTGACCACAGGCTGTGCAGGAGGCGGTACAGTAGCTGGAACAGTATCTACACCAGCAGGGGGGACTACCGGTTCCTCTACTGTTTTCTCTATAATCTTTCCTTCTGCATCATATGATGCCCCAGGCACCGGATCTAAAATGCTCATGTTTAATAAATTTGGTTAAACAAATTATGTTACAAATATAATTATTTATTTAATTTCTAAACGGCTTGTTGTAATTGTTGTGGATCCTGCATCTGTGCCTGCTGTCGCTCCTGGGCCATCATTTCCTCCGTGGCGGCTTCTTGATTCTCTTCCTGATCAGATTTCGACTCGAAATATCCATCCACAATGTCTTGCATCTGCGGAGAAAGTGGCTTCCCACTCTTAAATGACTCAAGTAATAAATCATTAACAAGTTTTTGAAGTTGAATATCAGACTGTCCTTTTATTTTCATCTGTTCAGTGGCAGCATTAATCTGTCCAGTAAGCTGTAGCTCCTGTTGCTTCAGCTGAGACGTCTGTGCAGCTGACTGCTGTTGGGCCTGAGCCGTCGCCTGAATATTAGCTTGGTTGGTTTCTATCTGCTCCTTCTGCCTACGTTTTTGTGCGCGTGCCAGATATAGGCCCTGCAACTTGATATTCTTGATATTGTTGATTTTGAATGCATCCTGGAAGTCAATTAACCCGGCCGTTAATGCCGTCTGTACCATTTCACGCATTAACTGCCTTTCAGTGGCATCTGGCTGAACCTCTATTGTTGCATCAAATACAGTTTTATCCAACGGTTCGTCTCCCACATATTCTCTATACTGAGCGCCTCCAGCAATAATATTATCCCATAGCAATATGGCGATATTCCGGGTACAGCCTTTCATAAGAGCCAGGTACGCCTCATATATAAATTCTGTAGTTCGGTTGGATGATTGGATTTGTGTTTGCTGTACACCCATCCCCAACTTAGGATTTACCGACTGGCCCTCTACATATTCGTTAGACCCAATATCTGCTCGCATGCACTGTAATTGGAAATTATATTCCTCAATCAGAGCTTGGAACTGAGGGACAGATCCTGCATTTGCAAGTTCTTGTATTGGCATTTGCTGCCTTGTCTCCCCATCTTCCTTGATAGACCGGTAGTAATATGTACCAGTCTGGTCATATATCTGCTGTAACTCCAGTGCATGTATCTTTCGGCCCAACCCAAGATCAAGATCATTTAGGCCATTGATGTCAACTGCAATCCCTGCTGGACGTAATTTTGCTTTTAACTGCTGTATCTTCAATAAGCTCAATGTCATTGCCTTAATATACAACTCCATGCGAATAGGCAACGGCGTTGGCATCATCTCGCGGTTTTTCAGCATGTAGAAAGAATAGCTGAAATACACGTCCGCTAAGTTGCTGTGAGGGCGAATCATATTCTTTGCCAGTTCCCAGCAAAGCAACTTGTCTATTTTTTTAAGGTAAAACCCCTTGTAAATATTGTATACCTGCTTGATGATAACTTCTTTATTATCTCCGAGGCGTTGCGGCATCTTATCCCTTTTGTCTACAGCGATGAGATTACCATATTTATTTTTCTTAGCAGTATATATATCGTTATCAACAGTTTTAAACTCAAACTCCATCACCTCAACCTCCCAGTCATCATATGGTCTGAAGTATGAATATGAATACAAGTCATTCCACGCCAGGGTTTCACTGTACCCGGAACACCCAACTGCGGCCTGTTTTATACATTCAAATATTTCCTTTTCTCCTGAGAATTTATTACCGAACCTCGCACGGAACTCAGGCACCTTTATTTTCACAAATTCACCACACCATGCTATATCCCTGAAATCGTTGTATTTGCTGTAAGAGTAAAAAGAGTTTTCAGGAACACATGGAGTAGGTCTGATTTTACCATTAGGGTCAACATACGTTCTGATTGCAGAAAATCCACACTCCTCCAAGTCCTCCAGTATCTTCCTTTTGCAGACTGAATCCCAGTCATTATCAGTCAGTACGTACTGAATTCCCTTCTCAAATTTAATTTCTTCCGGTAATTGGTATTCATATCCAAAATAAAAGTCCAGATCGTCTTTGTCCTCTGGGGTGAATGCTGAGGGATCTTCAAGTGGTATACCAGTATCTTGTGTAAGTGTATCAATGAAACCCTTATTATCCATCCGATACTCTGCCTGGTCCTTTTCCCGCTCTTTCCTTTTTCTTGATTGTGGATCAATGGCAGACACAGTCACGGATTCAGGACGTTCCATAAATCGCATGGTGATAATCTCCAAAAACTTAGGGGCTATTCTTGGAGGTGTCATATCAAGGTTAACATATGCCTCCTTGCCATTGATGTTAATCATGTCAAGATATTTTGTCATATCTTGATCTCCTATGGCAATGTTTCGGGAACGACGGATGATTTCATTCCTCCTGTAGAAGTAACTATTATACCCTATGGCAACTGTATTTGCAATAGACTGTGCTACCATCAGGCCGAATTTATAATCCGCCTTCTGTTTATTTGTCCCTTGATGAAACTCCAACAGTCTATTATCCTGCATAATAATACATAAGTTAAAACAAATGTACCGAAAAAATATGTTTCATTATTTGGTTAATTATTTGCGTAATTGAAAATAATCAGTATATTTGTACTGACAATGAATAATAAATGCATTATCCCGGCAGAGACTATTCGTGTGCCAGCTTTAAACTAAATAAGTTCTTTGAATCAAGATATTGTGGGAAAGGGGTGTCGAAATTTCCATTCCCTAAGTACCGCAACACATTGCGGGTGGCGGAATTAGACGCTACAAGGATAAGTGATACGTGTCGTATGCAGACGATATGGTTTCCAGGGCAATGCACACCGAGACTGCGGGACCATGTGTAGCCTACGTAGCCAAGTATCTCATTCAGGTAAACAGTCCTGCCCCGCATATAATTGATACGTGAGAGGGTTTACACTTGCAACGGTAGCCTCTCAAGTTCGATAAATCAAAAAAAATGATTCGGGTGGAATTCAAAGCACACATAAAATGCGTCGACAGTGCATGGCTTTTATCCATAAGCTACCGAATCAAAGCTTTTAATCTGCTATCTAAGTTTGGCGACTGGGGATAGCAGATTTTTAAAACTAAATGCATTATTAAACATATTTCTGACGACGAGATGTCCCTCGCAAGGCGGTTAGCAGCCAAGTAACACAGGAAAGCGCATGATTAATTACCATGTATGACAATGTGAGCGACGCCATGTCTGCCGTAAGTCCTGATACTAAAGGTAAATCGGTTCGGGTGGTGGGTAAGGTGCCAGTGGCTATTGGTACGCCAGAATGCTAAGTCAGAAATTTCTTTTCTTGCGATAAAACCGTAAGATTGTTTTGGTGTATGATAGCGCTTAGTTTCTACTAAGCGATTTTAAACAGGTTGTGCGCCGGAGTTGGAGAGCCGGGTCTGACTGTAAATCAGATGCTTAACTGCTTAGTGAGTTCGAATCTCACCTAGACCACGAATTTGTTTTCACGTATACAGATTTGAGTAACGTGATGGAAGCCGGGGAAGACCGGCAAAATGGGAGGGGAGCCTCATGGGAGGTGTTTAGACGTCCAAAGTCTGAGCTACGCTGTTCGAATCGGCGTCCACCCGCAAAACTACCTGCTCTTAGAGGGATAGTAACTGCACGGATGAAAAATGTAGGTATACGGAAAACTCTACTATAGACAGGCTCACTGATCATGAGATGATGGATCTATAGAGATAGAATCCAGGGTTACAAGCTATTCCAGTAGCTTTAGTTCACTGAGGGATAATATTGAGATACAAGGTCATAGTAATGTGATTGTGATAAAGCTCTAATGTGTAGTAATTCTCCAAAACACAGATATTATTCTCTGGAAGGACAGGTAGTTTTAAATGTTGGCGGGATACATAAACCCGTACTTTAAAATTTTAGCAAATAGCTCGTCTTTCATTCAAGATTGACGGGCTACATTTTTTATATCATGTACCAAATAATATGTACAACCCATGTATGGGTAGAGGCAACATTTACGACTTCGACAGATCCAATAGGATATACAATCTCATGCTGCCGAATATGTGGTGCTAAAAAATAATTTTGCGGATTCGAAATTAATTGTACCTTTGAATTGCGACACTTGAAAACATAAAGATTTTGGTAGAAATACTAGAAAAAGCTCAGGCTCAGGTGTCGCAATCTCCTGGGCTTTTTTCGTTTCTACAAGTCACCAAGTTGACAGGAAGATGAAAGACTTCTACGCGTGGTTAAAACCCGGCGGCGGGTGCTGGCGATAAACTTGGGCAGCTCCAGACCAAACTCTGGATGGTCGTGAAATATTTAAATAATCGACAGGGCTGAAAATACCATCCTTCTCTCTCTAAGTTTCTCTCATTTTTTGGGAGAGACCTTAGAGAGGGCTGTTTACTCGCTTCGCTTCGTAAACTTAGTCTTTAATAAAATCTTGTAATTATTATATTATGTAGTATAATAATTTGGCGAAACTTTTTTTAAAAAAATGCAATACGAACATCAAATAAAATTTATAAAACACCCCTATGGATTGAAATACAAGGTTTGGGCAAATGGAGTTGATGAGGTGTACGCGTTATATGAAAATGACTTCGCCAAAAAAATAGAAGAGATAAACGTTTGGCAGTATCGCGTCACGTTATCAACCAATCAAGCTTTTGACTTCTATCCAACAAGTCGTAAATGCTGCCACTTAGAAACAAAGAAGTGGTATGAAATAACAGCGGCAGAACTAAAGAAACATTTACAAAAATTCAAGAAATGAACAAGAAACCAATTTTATTTAGCACTCCAATGGTTCAGGCAATTCTGGAAGGTAGGAAGACTGTTACCCGGCGAATCATTAAAGCCCGAACTCCTGAGGATATTACCCGCCTTATGTACATGGAAGAGGGTATTCGTCCTGAAGAAATGAAAGCTGAACATCTCAGATGCTCATGCCCTTACGGTAAGGTAGGTGATATCCTATGGGTGCGGGAAAGTGTATGGGAGCATGGAGAATTTGTGAGAAGGTCTATAGGTGAAACTGGTGATTCTGAAAGCGCGTTTGATAGCCTGCACAAATATAGTTATCCAGCAACCGACGCAAAACCTGCCAAATGCCGTACGCGCAGCTCTATTCACATGCCATACGATGCCTGCCGTCTGTTCCTGAAAATCACTGACATTCGTGTAGAACGATTGCAGGATATAGGTGAAGAACAGGCAGCGGCCGAAGGAGCGCCAAATGAAATACCAGTATATGGTCTGCATCCCCTCAAACCGAAGAGCAAGCCAAATTGGTATGCAGGACAGCGATCTGTGACATTCAGAAAAGGTTTTGAATATCTGTGGGAATCCATCAACGGTGCCGGTAGCTGGGATGAGAATCCCTACGTATGGTGCGTGTCATTTGAGAGAACAGAAAAACCACAATAAACCGCGTCCGCCGGTAGCGGACACAGTCAACAGATGGACAAAGATTCTGTATTATTTGTTTTACAAATACTTCAAACATTTGCTCTTTTTTCTATAGTGAATGAGTTGCGCAAATGGAGAAAGGGCTTAAAACTTTAAATACCATTTTATGAATACCATAAAAACAGGGGCAGAATTGATCGCAGAAGAGCGGCAGCGGCAAATAGATATCGAGGGATGGAATTTAGATCACGACATGGAGTATTCCATGAATGAGCTTGCATATGCAGCGATCTCCTATGCGACGCCTGATGAGCATAGAATCTATTGTGATAATCCGTCTGGGAGCTACATATCTATTCCACATGGGCATTTATTAGGCTGGCCATGGGAAATGGATGCTTGGAAGCCTTCTCCAGCTAACAGGATTAGAGAGCTGGCTAAAGCAGGAGCACTTATAGCAGCAGAAATCGACAGGCTTCAAGCAGATAGCAAGTAACACTCGCCCCGGCGTACAGGGCTTTATTTAACTTTGTGAATAATGAAAGCATTCTTAACATTTACCATATGCATTGCAGTCGCCTTTTGTGTGTTATGGATTATTACCGAGTTACAACGTGATACTTTGAAACACGACCTATCTCAAAAGGATACAAAGATTTGGTTACTTGAAGTTAATGAGCGTAGGCTTAAAGGTGATACTGCCTATTTTGCTAATGAGGCACGTCAATATGAAAGGTTGTACTTGAGCTGCTGTTATGGAGTAAAGTATAAATAACGAAAACAGTGAACAATGAACAAAATGACACCAACAGAGATTCTACGTAAAGAACGTGGGTATGACATGAAAAAGATAAGGCAACAGTTCGGCCTTAACCAGGTTCAAATGTCGGCCATGCTGGAGATCAATAATTCTGTCTACTCTCGAATGGAGAAAGGTCAGGTAGGGAACAGAGATGCTCTAATGCGGATGCGTGAATTAAAACTGGAAGCTAATGGCAAAATCTAAAATTGATTATATGAGTAAGGCTGCGCAAGAAGACAGGCAGTTGTTTGAGATGGAAATGCATATTCATCGACAGCTCATATCCAGAAGCAATCTTTATCATGCGAACATGATCACGCACCGAGAATACGACACAATAACAAAGCGAATATTGCGTTTAGCTAAAGATCACAATATCGAAATTGGCCTACTATGACGCTATTTGAAATTTCAAATAAGGACCGTTTAAACTACAACGGTCAAGTTTACACACATCACAAAGACGTACACGGAGAAGAGGGTAAAATATTTTCTCGTACGTATAAACGGTATCATGATGGGAAACATCAAACGTTTTTCAGTGATCATAAATTAGATCTTTTTGATATGGATTTAGGAGGAATTTTATATTACAGATTTACAGACTTGTAAAGACAAACAATGAGGTATATTATTATTAAAATACTGATAACCATAATGAAATGGATCGGTAAGGAGGGATTGATAGTAATGTCATTTAGCACTGAACATCAGGACTTTCTTCCTATAGAATGGTTTATCAGCAAAAACATTTCAACTCAGGACGCGCTTAAAGTAATACCAAAGCTACTTGAAGATTTCGAAAAAAATTAAACCCATAACAATGGAAATTTCAATTGACAAATTGACTGAAGAGCAAGCCAAAGAATGGCTTAAAAAGATTATACAGAAGTTAGATGAACTGGACAATGACGACTTCTTTGGCACTGAAGGGTGGAAACATTATTTAGGGTTTGAATAAATAGTAATTACAGATATGACAAAGGAAACATTAGATAAAGGATTAGAATTAATCTATGACATCCAACACCTGCAAAACGCAATATATGCACTTGAAAATGGAGAGGACAGAAGTCAATGGAGAACCCCTGGCTGCTTTCTTGTCCCTTTTGTAAAGGAGGCTATGTTATCAACATTGAATGAAAAACTATCTGACTTACTAAAACAATTTGATCAGTTATGAGATTCACCACACAGAAAGCCGCGTTGTGCCATGCGCTGTTAAATGGCGAGACACTGTCTATCATGGACGGGTTTAAGAAATTTGGCATCACTAATATCCCAAGAGAA